TAACGAAATATAAAATAATCATGATATTTGCCGGTTGCCGCACCACAATCTCTATACCATGTATCTGGCATATGTGGGTTTTTATTGGAAGATTTATTTACTCTGCCGCCCATTTCCCACCGTTCTCCATTATTACCAATAATATATACATGCCCATTCTGTGGTCCGCCATAACCATCTACGCAATGGCGAATAACATCCCAAGGTTGAGTAAAACTTGGTGGTTTGCCTGTTTGAGCTGCAAATTCTTTAGCCTGTTCAGCAGAAACACGAATACATTGAGCTCCTGCCTCTGTCGCAAATTTAAAATAATGTCCACCTTCATAAAATCCCGCCGATGAACCATGATGATATTTGCCTACACCAGCATAATAAGATATTACAGCTGATGCATAACCTGAGCAGTCTGGCTGAATTTGATCTCCGCCTAACAAAGGGCAAGGGGGCCCATATCTACAGTTATGATACCATAAATGATTATCTTCAATAAATTTAGCTAAATCTTTACAAGCCTGTTCAAATGTTATTCCCATAGTAAATTAATTTTTTATTGTACAAAAAATTTAGAAGATGTTTTATTTTTCAAAATATTACCGTATATATCTGTAATACTTCCTGTTATATCATATTTTTCAAAAAATTCTGGTGTAATACAAACATATCGATTAATAAATTTATATAAAGTATTATTTTCTACTTTTATAAAATTATTTAAAATTGTCCAATAATAATATAAGTTATTTCTTGTAGATAAGACTTTATTTTTATCATCTGCCTCTAATATAATAGAATCTCCTATATTAATAATTGTACCTTGATCTTGAGGATATTTATATATACTTATATCCTTAAATGCATCTTTATTCCATACATTCAATGCATTAACTGGATCAAAATCAATTCTATATCCGCTATAACCAGAATCTATATAATCATTTAAGAATTTATTATTTTTATCAATTCTGAATCCGGCGGTAGTTAGGCTTTCTTCCCATCCATTATATTTTATTTTTTCTGTATATGAAACCGGGGAAATATTAGCATAACATAAAGTAATATTAATTTTATCTATTAATTCTTTTTCTATTAAATTTCTATAATCGCTGTCTTTATAGAATATTGATTTGGTCAAATAATTATTATAATAATGATTTATTAATAAATTTGTATTAATTCTACCATATAATTCAATATTTACATAATATTCTGTTCCTCTGGATATTATATTTACATCTTTAATTCTGTAAGATACTGAAGCGATATATTCATTTTCAATATTTCGACTCCAATCATATAATTTATCTGTTGTTTTTGTATACACTAATTTAATTACTTGATTTTTGTTGAATATTGAATACCCCGAATACACACTTTCAAGTTTAAATGAAATTATGGAATTACCTGTAGACGGATCATTGAATATTCCTGTAGACGGATTTATATTATATTGCTGTATATTAATTAAAAATGCTTTTATCCAAGAATTTTCATTATACGCATTTATATATTTTTTAATTTCATTTATTTCATTTTCTTCTTCATACAAATATTTAATTTTATATGAATGGAATTCTTCAGTGTTTGCATCATTAATCCACTTTCCAGATACTAATATCGGTTTATCATAAAATAGCTGCATTTTCTTTTCATTATACAGTACAATACCATAATATGTATCTGTAGTCATATTAACAGAATCTAAATTATAATTATGTTTCCATAATTTAATTGTACCATCATATTCATTCGATGCTTCTACACTAGAAGTTTGATTAATATTAGGCAAAGATCCAAAAATACGATTTGTAAAATTATTAAATATTACATAATCCCCTGCTTTGACTGTATCGTATATATATGACACATTATCATATCTTATCCTTTCATTTCCTATACAATTAATACCGTATAATCTATAATTTTTAGGAAATCTCGGTTCATTGTCTAATACAGCAGAAGCATCTAACAGACTATAATCTGCTACATAACTGTTTAAATTATAATCATTATTTTGCTTTATTGAATTATATATAGTGTATGCATTTAAATCCGGAGATTCTCCATTAATATAAATTTGATCATCAATATCATTTATAAAGATATTATTATATGCATCATATGCTTTAGCTATAAGATTCCAGTATCCCGTTCTATTAGATAATATTGGTGTTTCCTTATTAATTATTACATTTTCTTCATAATCATTATTATAATTTATATTATATTCATTTAATGATTTAGAATTAGTTATAGTATTATAAAGATCCCAGGCCTTTTTTATACGATCATTTAATATATTTTCATATTCATCTTTCCAATATAAAGGTTTATCTTCTTCTGGTATATTAGATAATATTATATTTTTATATTTTTCTTTATATTCTTCTATAAAAGCTATTTGTTTATTAATTTCTGTCTGTGATGGATGATTTAATGAGTTCAAAAATATTTTTTGCTGCGCCCAAATTTCTTGTATACCTGTAATTAATGCATCATATATCTCATAAAATTTTTGAGGGAATGTTTTATATGTATATTCAGGATATACCCATTGTTCATTTTGCACATAATTTCCTGTATCCAAATTCTCATATCTTCCGTCATCTGGATCACCCCATACAGATTCCCAGGAATTAAATAACGGTTTATTCTGTGATGTAAAATGTAATACTTCTAATAATTTCTCATTATCTGTAATTGGCAATTCATTAGATTCAAATGTACCCTCTATCATTTCTAATACAAAATCATCTATAGGAAATAAATTTCCATCTGAATCTTTAAAATCATAAACGATACCCTCTTTATTATACATAAGCTTATAATTATGAAGTTTTATCATCGGGGCCTCATAAAAATTATCTTCTGTATATGTTAATTTTCCGTATGATTCATTTTTAGCGTTATTTATATATGCTTCTCTTCTCTGTTGATTAGAGCGAAGATTTCGGGGCATATTGTTTATTAAATCTTTGTACTTTTTAGAATTCTTTAAATCTTTTTCTTTAACAGGCACAAATAAAATATATTCATTTGAAAGCACAGGACCTCCTAATATATCATCATTATATGAAAAGAATCTATATAAATATCTGTTCTCTTTAACATTGAACACTTCATTTACTCCGTATTTTAATGATTGATTCCATCTGTTTTTTGTAATATCCCTTAAATTACATTTCTGAGCTTTAATAATAGGAGCGTTTTTCTGCCAATTAACCCCGATAGATGAATCTTGATTAGAAATATATATTTCATTTTCTGATATAAACAATGTATCACTGCTTATAACCTGATTATTATCTGTCCATATATCTAAATCTTCATCTATATTTGTGCCGCCGACCCATTCATCATTTAATTCTATCATAGAGCCGTTAGGCAGATTCGCGTTTAGCTCATAAAAATACTCATCTAATATAAATGGGGCGGCATATGGCGCACCAAATAATTGAATCTCTTCAATCATCTTATATGATTTTTCTGAAATCTGTTCCTTAAGTAAATTATCATATCTTCTTGATAAACTGCTATCCCATAAAACGGCCGTTACTTTATCCGGCAATTCTGGCCCAGCTGGATTCAATATAACATCTTTACTCATATCGATTTCATATTTTACAAAATCTGCAATTTTTAAATGTTGTATATCTAAAATTTTTGTATAATCATACTCTTTTAATGATGCCTTTACAATAGCTTTACTGTTTCTCATTACGGGACCTTCATCATTTTCATCATAAATGACATAGGGAGTTAATGAATATTCTTTCTGCATATTATTAACTACATAATCTACAGCATACGCATTATTTTTAAGATGTTCAAAATATACGCCTTCTCCCGTAATATCTATAATCCTACAGTTTACGCCTATAATATATTTTTCAAGCCATATTTTTAAATAAAACAATTTAGCCAAAACTTCTTCTTGACCGTAATCAAAGTTCTTTATAACTTTAGGAAAATCTAATGTCCTGATAAATTTCTTATGATCTTCTCCATCATTTATTGTAAATGTACTTGAATCCGAATCTTCTATATATTTTATCTTTTGATATGTAACTGTATCATCATTATCGTCTTCAATATTAAACCGATACATCATTGTAAGACGATTTAACTTTTTTAAATTAAGATATTCTTCATATGTAAACCCGAATCGTTTAAGTTTAGATTGAAGAGTTTCACCAGTTCTCATATCAATAGAGATATAATTAACAGAATCTGTATTATGATTATCTTCATCATTCATGAATTTATACCATTCTTTAAAGTATATATCATTATATCCCAAAAATTTAACAGCATTAATTAATGCCTTATATGTTCCAATATATGGAAATATTTTATCATATGTTAAAAATAATTCTTTTGATTTTCTGTTAACTAATTCATAATCATTTCCTTCTTCTAGTGGATCATATTCTTTAAATACATGTTGATAATCCACTGGATGAGGAATACCGAAATTCGCAAATAATGTTCTGTACCTGTCGTCTTCTCCTATTGCTGTTCCTTTAAAGAATATAGTACCTATATAATGATATGATGTATAGTCTTTAGCTAAATTCTGCTTTTTTATATAAATTCTTAATTCATTTACATAAAGACCTTCTTCTTTTGCGCTAAATCCGACAGTTAATGTTACCGGGTCTATCCAATGTTCTTCTGGTTCTGTATCTATGGGCAAAGTCATATTATCATACCATGATATATCACTGTAATCCATTTCATTACTGAACATATCTAATTCTTCATTATCAGTAACAAAATATAATGATGTAACTATATCATTATCATCTTCGTCTTTTTCTATAGGAACATATGGACGCTTAAATTTATTATTTTCATATTCATCCAATATGTAAAGAGTCAATGGGCTTACAAGTTCTACTGACACAGGATCAAGCATTACAGTAGACTCTAAATGCCAATAAGGATAATTGGAATTATTTACAGCATCTCCGTTATTATACCAATTGTTTATAAATTTCCAAAACTTTTCTAAATCTGCAGATTTTTTATTTATATTTTCAAATTTATTTAAAACCTTATATTCAGGTTTTGAGTATAAAGTATCATCCAGATCATCTGATATCTCAGATGTACTGAAATTAAGTTTTAAAATATTCTTCTCAAAATCCTCCTGGGAATTATATAATGATTTAATGCTTACTATAAAAGGGTTTTCATTTAATGCATTTTGACGCTTTTCTTTATTTTTAGTAAGTTTAATACTTGAGAAACGTTCAGTTATGCTTGCCTCCCAGTTATCATTATTAATCCTTGGATTAAATATCAAATAGCCATTGTCCCATAATTGATAACTATCATATATAATACCCGGATTTGATATTATTACATTATTGTCCCCGTCAATATATCCAGTCGGATATATTTTACATGATTTATATGCATCATCTAATAAAGGTTCTTCTATTCTCCAAGATATATCGAAAAATATATTTGTTTTAAGCTCTTCGCCTCTTGAATTGAAAAAAGATAAATTTGAAAATTTCATATATAAAAAATATTCTAAAAGTTTTGAAATCCTTTTAGAATATTTACTATACTTAAAATATTATATCATATAGAATTAATTCATCGGAGTAGAGCCTTCTAATGATAATTTTCTGCTCTTTGAAGAACCGACTACAGTTAAATTAAATCCAGAAAGTCCATAAGGATCTTGAATATCCGAATACTGAAGTCCTGATGGAGAAGTAAAACCACCTCTGAATAAAGGATACATATCTTTTACTTTAATTATATTACCTATATTATCATTTATATTTCTTGTCAATATAATATCTCCGTATTGGTCTACTCCATAATTATCACCATAATATGCTTTATTTCTTTCATCTGCATCAAAAGACGCGCTTACAGAATCTACAGGATTTAAGTTTTCAAATAATGAAATAATATCAGAAATAGGTATCCTGTCTTTTCTTTTATTATTAATAAAATATGTAGAAAGAGCATTTAATCCCATAGTGTAAATATCCTCGAATGTATAATTATCCCAAATTCTTACTCTCACATTTACCGCAAATCTTGGTTGGATGGGATCAATTATAACATTATCGACTGTCAGAATTCTTTGACCGCTTGCTTCAATTAAATCGAGAATATTTGTTTTTTCATCGTCTCTTAATGTAAATAAACTCTCATTGCATGTAAAATAATTCGCATCTCCCAATCTTCTTCTAATGTCAGGAACAAGCATTAAATAGACTGTATTATTAGATGATTCATAATTACGTACTTTTCTGTTCAATCGATCTAACTGTATACGTTTATCCTTCAATGCGTCAAAATATGGTTTTGTGACATCACTATTTTCCCCATAATACTCTACATAAGACCTATATGTACGTAATGCGTTTTCATATTCAAATCTTGTTTGATTCCTGTTAGCATATATATCAGAAGTAATGTTTCTTTCAAATCCCTGAATTACCTGAATATCTGAAAACATATTAAGTCTTTTAAGGAAATATTCATAATTAATAGCATTTCCTAAAACCATAGACCTTGATACGTATGGAGCGATTTTTTGTGTTAATGCAACATCTTCTTCATCAGTACCAAATATAATATCCGAATCTGGAATTATATTAAAATACTCATTTAAATCAACTGTAGTACCATCCTTTAAAAAACCTTCTCCGTCAAATGCCCAGAAATCCATATTCATAGCTATTTCTTTTGCCCAGTTGCCAACTGATCCGGCAGTTACAAGATATTCAACAAGAATTGTCGCTCCCAACGGAGGAATTGCTCCATATGTTAAATTACCAAAAAATATATCTACACCTCCCAATTGTCCTGTTCGAACTACACATCCATGTTGACCATAGCTTAAATCGACTAATGATGGAACAATGTCCCATGGTTCGCCATTAACATATACATTAATAAAATACTGATCGATATTCTGATAATTACTTTCTTTAAAGTTAAATGATTGTAATGATAATCCTGAAGATGTGATCTGCTGGTATTTAAGAGATCCTTGCGCAACTCCGCCCGTAACCATATTTGAATTTTTTAAAGTCATTCGAGCATTATCTGCAGAAAATAATAATACATATTGTAAGCCTGTCGCTTTATTTAATATTTTTGTTTTATTAGGAATATATACTATTTCTCCCTGCATATCACTAGATGCCTGGTTATTATATTGTATTTTTACAGATCCACGAGCGGCAATACTTCTTGCTGGATCATGCCCTGTCAATGTAGCAAGACCTCTAATTTGATCCGGTCGGAATGCGGTTGTTATATTAAGACCTGTAATAGAATCTTCAATATAATATAATATCATACGGCCAAGATGAAGAATAACTGAAAGAAGCTGTGCAAATGGAGAAGATATAGTGAATTCCTCATCTGATGCATTATAGGTTTCTCTTATATACGCCTTAGCATCATTCCATAGCTCTTCAAATTTTATTCTGTGAAGTTTAAATATTTGAATATTATCTGTATTGTCTTTTCTATTATAAGCCATTTAATTTAAAAAAATATTTTTAATGAAATCCATAGTCTATAAAATAAACCTTTTCATAATCATCATTTACAGAAACATAGAAACATAAAGTGAATTTTTTATGCTGCTTATCTGTAATTATAAAATAATCACAAGCTGTTCCTGAATACTCATTCCGTAATAAATCTATCTTTTTAATTATTTCTGGATTTTCTGAAAAAAGCTCATTTAAATTATCATAAATTAAATATGGACTTTTAGTTTTTAAATAATTATATAATTCATAATAAATTAATTCTGCATTGGTTTTACCGATATCTTCTGCAGCCTGTATTGTATGATAATCCCAATCATAAAATGCGTCTTCTGTATATTCACATATATTTCCCGTTAAACTTGTTAAAAATAAATGTGAACCATCTTCTCTTTGAAATCCTATTAATTGCGCCACCAGATTAATAATATAACAGACTAAATAACTATCATATGCCCAATCATCAGAATCACCAAAATCTTCGTCTTCACTATAATTTTTAGCAGGTTCATATAAATGTCCTATACATCTATATCCATGAGACTGATTATCTTCTTTAAAATAAGTAGAACTATATATTTCTGGATCGGGATTATTTATAAATTCTTTATATTCCGGATATTTTTTCGTAAAATAATCAAAGAATTTATGTTTTACAATATCATCAAATTCTAAAACTGTATTTTTCCAATCATCTAATGAACTATAATTTCCAAATTGGTTGGTTATTTTATTTTTAACATCATTAATTTTTAATATACCATTATCTGAAGAAATATTTTCTTCAGTATTCCAATTTATAAGAACTTCATTCAATATATTAATAACCGAGTTCATATCCTAATGCTCCTAATACGAGTCTACTTGTCAATAAATTTCCGAGTGTACCTGATGGATTGATTCCCAATACTTTACAAAGAGCTTTACCTAATGCTGGACCAAATGCAGCTCCTGCGGCACCGCCTAATAAACCTGATAAAATACCCTCATCAAGTGTATCATCTAATGATTTACCTTCTATTTCAGCGACCTCTGCAGATTCGACTATATAATTATATAACTTTTTAGCTGCGTCTATTGATTCAAGACTTAAATTTGAATAATAGTCACAGCCTTCGAACAATTCTTGTTCTGTTATATCAGATTTAGAAAAGTGTGTCTTCATCATCTTCATCCTCCACATATCCAGGATTAGGAGCTTCTAATGCTTTGTCTATACTTCTGTTCCAATAATCCCTTGTTCTTTTATATCCGTTTTTCAGCATATGGCCACCTTTTCTGATGACTCTACCAGCTCTATCTTTCATCCGATGGCATTTATCTATAAATTCTTGTGTCAATTCTTCCACATCCTCATCTGAAAGATATGAAGGGTTTTCAGCTGCATCTGCATCATCAAAAGCCTTATCGATACTTCTTCTTACATTTCTAGTTATATTAGAAAGTTTTCCTTCATAAAGCCTTTTAAATCTTCTGTATTGAGCAGGTGTCATAGCCTCTGCTAAAATAGGTAAACTTTCATTTTTTATCTTTTTCATTTACTATAAAATAATTTATTTTATTTATTAGCTTATAATGTTCAATTCTTTGCACTGATTTATAAAACCACAAGACTTATTCATTAAGCTTATAGACGGAATAGATTTATATATTTGAATAGCCTCTCTATATTCTAATCCGTCTATAAAACAGATATCACATAAACTATGACAATTATAAAATATATTAAACATATTCACAGGCGTCTCGGGCGGGTTTTGTTCCCTGATTAAATCCAAATCTAAAAATTTCTCAATCTTTACCAGATTTACACAATTAAAAAATAATGCAGATAAATTTACTGGAATTCTTCGTTTGAAAATAATTTTTACGGTTTCATGCATCGGCTCATCTATATTATCTGTTATAAGCCCCATAAGAGATACTTGATCCTTTGATAATTTTGTATTTCCTATATAAATATCTACAATATCTAATATGTGTTTGCCGCAATTAACATATAATTTACTATTTAAATTAAACAATGTTTTAGGATTAATCAGTTTAATCCCTTTCCAAATAAATCCTTGCTGATATTTGGCAATTATTGTACCATCAGATAATTGAGATTTGACATCTATAGTATTAATAATTCCTTCTTCCTCCGGCATGGTATTATCACCCCATGCTATTAAAACCTTATTTAATATATTTGTATTAATCATATTACATAAATATTTTCAATTGTAGATGTTACTGTATTGTCTAAAGAATCTTTTATAGTTATATTAATTACTTTAGGATTATAATCTTTTTCATATAAAAATGGTTTAAATTCAATTGGATTTTCCATATTAATCATATGATTATAAATGTTTAATGTAAATGGATGCTCTACTAATTTACCGTCATTATTGATATAACTGAATGCCCCTTCTATTTTTTCAGATGCATTAGATGTAATAAAATATCCTTTATTTGATATAACCACATTTTTTGGAGAAACTATATTCGTCTGGGCATCTGGTATAGCCTTTATATCCGGCTGTTTATTAACTGAACAATTATCATTATTATATATAATGACATCTATACCTTCATAATCACTTGATACCGGTATTACCCAGTCATAATATCCTGTATTATCTACTGTACCTATAAGATGTTCTTTTGATTCTTCTGGATTTTTAGAATCAATTTCAGTCCAATAAAATGTCACCTTTCCTATATCACTTCCTGGAGAACTCCACTTCCATGTCAGCATTAAATCAATTCCTGCAGGAACGCTTTTACCGCCCAAAGAATCATCCAATGAAATATTTCCTTTTCCGTCATCTCCTTTATCTATACCTGAAATAGCCGCGGACATATTCTTAATATAATTAGATGCCTTTATTTCACTTGTTCTGTCGAATACAGGTTGATATGTCTCAACGGCTATATCCCAAGACTGTGTAATATATCTTTCATGATCTCCTCCCATTGTATATGTAGTTGATGCTTTATCTCCATTATAAGCATCTGGAAATCCTGCACGGCATCCTATTCGCAGACCTCTATAATATATATAGAATGTCTTATTTTTATAAAAGAATTCTCTTATTGCCTGTTCAATCTTAAATTCAGTCTCTAAAGTTTCAGATTTAATAGAAACTTTAAATGTATAAGTCAATGGTATAGAATATATAAATGATACAAAAGATTCTAATTCACCATCTACTTTTTTTTGATAATTTGCCATCGCGAAACGATTAACTATATTACCTGAATCTATTGTAGATGAAACCATTTCTACTGAACCTCTTGGATAAATATCAAAATTACCGTCGACTTTTTTTAATCCTATTTCTGTACATTGATCTGATCCGAAAAATGTATAGTTATCTTGGATAAATTTTTCAGAATTAGGATTTGAGCCTCCAAAATTATAAAAAAATGGAACCGTGACATCTTCAACCTTATCTTCCTCTTCATTCCAAATTTGGCTATATACTAAACGCCTGTTCAGAACTTTTAATATTCCGGCTATAACAGCTCTGTTGAAGACATCATCATAATTCCTATTTTCATATAATTGCTTTTCTGACAAAACAGTTTGAGCCATTAATTATTTAAATTAAAAAGTTTTAATATTTATTTTTAACTTATGTCTTTTATACGTAACAAAGAAAATGATTTTATTTTTAGTAATGAATATAATTTATTCTCTAATAAAAACTGGTATAATTTCTGTATAAGTCAATATAATATATATCCGGATATACTAAAAATTCTTCCCAATAGATCTATGAAAACTATATTTTTCAATTATGAAAAATGTAATGAATTATTATGTTCAGTTGACTATTGGTGTAAACTGGGAGAAGATTTTAAAGAAGTGCCAAAAAATATAAAAATCACAGGAGACTTAACTAAATACTTTTCATTTGGTATAGATACACCTGATGATCTTGAATATGATGTAAGCGATATTGATGATAATGACGCATATGAATATGTATGGGGAGATATATCATTACCTCCTGACTGGGATTCATTAAAAGAATCCTTATCAGCAGAGCTGGATGTCAAGAATATCATTAAATGCATTGACATGGACGGTAATTCTGTTGATATAAAACATGATTCATGCAATATATATCTTATTGACAAGAAAACTTTTTTCGAAATGCCTGAAAATATAGTAAAAGATATAAATGATGATTTTGTAATACTGCTTATGCATGATGCTGAATACTATCATCCATATCTGATTTATAATGTACAGACAGAAACTGAGAAAAAAATATTCAACCATATTTTAAGAATTTATAAACTATCTCTTGTCAAGAAAATAGTCGAATCTCCTGCAAGTATATCATTTATAGTTATGACTCCCGGCGGTGGATTTGATACTAAAGAAATAGAAATTACCGATGTAATCAAAAACGATGAGAATCTTTTAATGCATGTAAATGATGATTTTGAAGAAGTCCACAAAAATACCATTGAATTCATTGAATCTAAAGAATCTGGTTTATTGATATATAGAGGATGTCCAGGCTCTGGAAAGACATCTTATATAAAATATCTCACGACATTATTCCAGTCTAAGAAATTTTTATTTGTATCACCAGATATAATGGGGAGATTAAGCGATCCGAATTTCATCAGTTTCTTATCTGATAATAAAGAAGCTATAATTATTTTAGAAGATTGTGAACAATTATTAGTTTCAAGAGATAATACTTTAGATTCAATGTATATTAATTCTGGCTTGATGAATCTTCTTAATATGACTGACGGTATTCTTGGATCGGCTTTCAGGTTTAAATTTATATGCACATTCAATTCAGACAATATAAGTAAAATAGATAATGCCCTCCTTCGAAAAGGAAGATGTAAGATTAATTATGAATTCAGAAAATTATCTATTGATAAAATAGATAAACTTATAGAAGAAAATAAAATAAAAAATCCATGGAATGGAAAAATTAAAACTGAAATGACTGTCGCTGAATTATATAATTCTGAAGATAAAGATTATCAGACTAAAAAACAAAAACGTATAGGTTTTTAAAAAATAAATGACTGTAATATTACAGTCATTTATTTTTAGCATTTTGGGATCACTAACCTATCAGGATCTAAATTAGACGGGAGATTTTTAAAACATATAAAATCAAATATATTAAAATTTGTATTTTTAACTATATTAAATGTTCTTAACCTATAACCAATAATATTACCATCTGAAGAAATACGCGGTTTTCCACCCTTTGGTTTCCATGTTTTATAATCGATTACGAGTTTTTTATTATTATCCAGTTTAGATAAAGATACACAATTATCAAATATTTCATTTATGCTTCTTAATTTTGAAGTGTTCCATTTAGATAAATCCCCTATATCCTCTAAATCAGAACAAAAAACAAACATCCCAATCATAGAATCAACTTTACTGGTATTCCATGTATTTAATCCTATAATTCTTTTTAGACCTTTACAATCATAAAAACAATAATTAAAATCTGTACAACCTGTTGTATCCCAATGAGATACATTAATAATTTCTGGATATTGCTTTACATCAAGATCTTCAAATAAAGAAGTTAATATATATTGTTTCCCTTCTATATTAGAAAGAGATATAACTCTCAAATCAGCAACCTTAGATCCATTATTTATAGATTCATTTATCTTTTGTTCTATAATATCTGATAAACTTTTGAAATTTGTTGGATAATATATACACTTAATTTTAGATGTCGAAAGTTTATCCATCTCAGAAATTACCGAAGATGTCTGTATAATAGTATCATTTGAATCTAATATATTATCCCATTCAATCAGTATTTCATTTAAATATTTCACTACTTTAGTTGAATTAATTTTGCACCGTAAAATGTAGGATTAGATAATGCACTCTCAAATTGTATTCTCTTAAATTTGTTTATATCTTCGACATATACCGTTTGAAGGTTTAAACACTTGTCAAAGGCAAATTCACCAATCTCAGTCACCGAGTTGGGGATGGTCACCGAGGTCAAGCCACTGCAATACCAGAAGGCACTTTTGCCAATCGAAGTCACCGAGTTGGGGATGGTCACCGAGGTTAAATTTTCACATTGATAAAATGTATACTTATCAATTTCTTTAACCTTGTCAAAACCTTCTATATATACTCTATATTCACCTGGTTCATATTCATTTACTGTATATCCATCTTCATCTAATTGAACATGTTCACTGTTTATATAGACTTTATCTTTATATTCAGAATATATAATATTATCATGGTATATATCTACTGTACTATTAAATATTTTTATAAATCCAGATTCATCTATTTTATAGACAAGCTGATATTTCATTTGGTTTTCTACATCAGATGCTTTAATGATTCCTGAATCCTCTATATCAGGATTATTATCCCATTCGATTAATATTTCGTTTAGATATTTCATTATAATAATTGAATAAATTTTATATATAACTCACATACCTCTAATATATCATTAAACCATTTTTTAATAATTGTTTCATTTCCTTTAGGATTATTTGTTTCCATTTTTACTATAAAAAAATAAAATTCATCATTTCCTATTTCAGCGGGATGATCTTCTATTTCTAAAGAATTACTATTAAAATTTTTAATTAAAAATTTTTCAAACTTTTTATAATGTTTATAAAGATGAGATTCTGTATTTCTATCATCTATATAAATTGCAAATGAAAAATTTGGAGGAAACTGCCATCCAGAATCTTTATCTAATAATCCTCCTTCTGTTGATGTTGCCCAATCATAAAATATATCTACAGGTGTATCAAAAAAATACTCCATTTCAAAAGGATTAATAGAATTATGATTATATTTTAAACCCTGCCACATATATCTGTGCAATACTTCGGGAGTTTTTAACCAAATTAAAAAATTATATTCCCTAGAATCTACTCCTTTAACTTTAAGAATCTTATTTATAATATTATAATAATCTTCTAATTTAACTAAAAATTCAGTTAAATATAATCTTTTTTTAATATTAGAGCTCTTAATAATTCCAGTATCTTCAACAGTTGAATTATCCCATTCAATTAATATTTCATTCAAATACTTCATTTATTTAATTCAATCAATTTTGCACCGTAACATGTCGGGTTTGAATATTCATTTCCAAATTTTATTTCATTAAATTTATTTATATCTTCTACATAGACTTTTTTAAGATTAGGGCAGCAATAGAAAGCACCGTCGTCAATAGACGTCACTGAGTTGGGGATAGTTACTGAGGTTAGGTAAGTACAACTACAGAAAGCATAGGGAGCAATCTTCCTCACTGAAGCAGGGATAATAGTCTTCTTGCAACCGCAAATTAATGTCCTAGTAGTAGTCTCTATTATAGCGTTACAGTTCTTGCGAGAGTCATATTTAGGGTTTCCTTTCTCTACTACAATAGAAGTCAATCTGGAGCAATTAGAGAAAACATACTTATCAATCGAAATCACCGAGTTAGGTATAACCATTGATATTAATCTGATACACCCGTTGAAAGCACAAAGACCAATCGAAGTTACTGAATCGGGGATAATAATACTAGTCAAATCTTTGCAACGACTAAAGGCATAATTGTCAATCTTCTTCACTGAATTGGGAATAATCACTGATGTCAAATCTTTGCAACGTGAGAATGCATACTCATATAGTTCTTTAAGCCTATCAAAATCTTCTATATATACACGGTATTCACCTGGTTCATATTCATTTACTGTAAATCCATCTTTATCTAATTGAACATGTTCTCCGTGTATATAGACTTTATCTTTAAATTCAGAATATATATAACTATAACCATCAAATATTTTTATTTTTCCTGTTTTATCCAGTTTATAGATAAGATAATATTTCATTTCATTTGCTACAGCAGACGCTTTAATAAGTCCTGAATCTTCAATATCAGAATTATCCCATTCGATTAAAATCTTATTTAATATATTAGCATTCATATTATATTTATAAAAAAAATCTCATACTTAAATTAAGTATGAGATAATTAATATTATATAAATTTAATCTTATCCACATTTAGACCAACCGCAATCCATACAATGAATACAACCGTTTTCTCTTACAAGTTTACCTCCACAATCTGGACAAACTTCTCCTTCAATAATCTGTTCTTTAACATATTTAAGAAGAATTCTTCTCATCGCTGAGCTGAATGACGCTATATTATCATCTATCTTCTCAACAGTCTTACAGATAAATTTAATGTTCGCGCCATGTCTCATGAGCATCGATGACATTAAAGATAATGTATATTCTTCATTTGTAAGATCACTTGATATATTTTCAATAGTCAATTCATCTGATTTAAATGTATAATATCCTCTCCTTACTTTTGTGATTGTTCCCTTATGCTGGTTATAATTAGTCTTCTCATCATCTTTAGGCTTATAAAGGAATACCTCATAAGGCTTATCTTCAAATAATCCGACAATCACAAAGAATTTCTCTCCTTTAACACTTGTCACATAGAAATCAGCTTCCAATGTCTTTGGACGTTTAGGAGCATCAATATTATTGAGAAACTTAGCTTCCTCTTTCTTTTCTTCTCTCTGTACAAGAATACCTTCTCTGCAACCGTCACGATAGACTGTAATACCTTTAAGACCGTTTTTCCATGCTGTCATATAGATATTAGAAACCTCTTCTTCAGTTACTTCATTAGGAAGATTTACAGTTGATGAAATTGAATGCTGTGTATAATATTTCTGAACAATACCTTGAAGCTCTACACGTTTTTCCCAGTCAATATCCTGTGCACATGCCCCATACCATGGAGAAGCCTTATAAATCTTTTCCCATTGTTTTTCTGCCAATCCGTCAAACTGATCATAATATTCTTTCATATTTCCAGCCATTACCCACCTCTCAAGTTGTGGATGAACAACTACATATTCAGAAAATTTAACTCCTAATTTATCAATATAATCAACTCTGTCAGATTCATCTACACATTTTTTACGACGGGTATAATAAGGCATGAATAATGGTTCAATACCAGAAGTCGTTCTTGTCATTAATGATACACTGCCTGCCGGCGGAATTGTAGTGGCGCAAATATTTCTGCGGCCATAAGTCATCATTCTTTTCCATTGTTTAGGAAATTCATCTTTAATGAAATTATACCATTCATTCGCGTCTACAATTTCAAGACCAATAGATTCATCTGGAAATTTTCCGCGTTCAATAGCCATATCAGCCTGACAATCTAAAATAGCAGATGTTAATATTTTACAAACATTCTTAACTATTTCATTTCCTTCTTCAGTAGCGAATTTTACATTTAATGCTGCGATCATATCCGCCAATGCAGTAAATCCTAATCCTACTCTTCTGCCAGATATACCTTTGGCTAAAATTTCTTTCCAGACTTTTACACCGAATTCATCATCTTTGACTTCTTCGATAATCTTGGATACTGCTTCATTCTCAAGCTCCACAAGATCATCTCCAAGACGCATCGCCTCATATGCAATATTGTATAATAATTCATTATCTATACAAGAATTATGCGTAAATGGATCTCTAATAAATGAAAGTAAATTTAAGTTAATAAGTCTACATGATTCATTTCCAGACATATATATCTCCCCACATGGGTTGCAACTTACTCCCATATATTTTGGATAAATTCCATCAGGTGAATAATTATGCATTTTATCACAGAAAATAATTCCAGGTTCTGCGGTATTCCAAGCACAGTGAATTAATTTATTCCATAATTCTTTTGCTTTAACTTTTTTACAATACCCAATTTTCAGTATAGATGAAAACGGTGTATCTGTATATAATACTCTGTATAATGTATTATATTTTAAATCATTCTTATCTACCTGCTTATTTGTTTCTAAATCATAGCATGAATCATAATTATCTTCTAAATTAAATCTTACGTCAATGGGCCATTTTAACAGAAAATCTCTATCATCCTCTACTGCATGCATAAATTCATCTGTAACCTGTACAGATACATTAGCTCCTGTTACTTTAGTAAGATCCTGTTTCTTTTCTATAAATTCTTGAATATCAGGATGTAATATATTCATTGAAATCATTAATGCTCCACGTCTGCCTTGTTGAGCAACCTCATTAGTTACATCTGAACATACATCCATAAATGATGCAGCTCCTGTACTTGTGATAGCCGCGTTATTAACTTTGGCACCTCTGGGACGTAAATTAGAAAGATCATACCCTACACCGCCCCGGCGTTTCATAAGTTCTGTCTGATAAAGCCTTGTAAGATTAATTGAACTATATGAATCTTCTGGTGAAGGTAGTACGAAACAGTTTGACAATGATACAGGTTTCTCAGATCCTAATCCTGACATAACTGAACCTGCAGGGACAATATATTTAAAATCCTTAAATAACTGATAAATCTTTTCTTCATCGAGCTGTTGACGTTTATACCAATAATCAGAGAATTTAGGTTTATCATTTATAAAATTCCGCCATGTTTTCTTTTTATATAAAGGTTTATCCGTAAATTTTTTCTCTACTCTCGCAAATTCCTTTGCCATACGCCTATGCATGTCATCTGGAGTTTCTTCAATCAAGTCGCCGTTTATATCTCTTTTAGCGTACTTGTCTTTCCAAACATTTGCGGCTAACTCATCATTGTTGAAATATTTTAAAAGATTTTCTGTCATATATTTTAATTTAAAAAATTATTTTAATAAATTTGTGGGTTGGTTGGATTATTAAATAGTTTCATATTATTATAAATATCCGATTTCCTATATGAATCTAAATTATTCTTTATCCATTCATCCTTTTCTAATTCAATATCTATACATTGCTGCTCGTTTTGAATCTTATCTTTTATATTTAAAATATCTAATATATTAAATTCCCTGTCATATGTAATTAAACTGTTCCAAATCTTATTCAAGTCTCCATGTAATGCCTTGACGAAAAACTCTCTATGTGGATGTACTATATCTTCATCCATATCTTCAAACCCATAACATATATCCAGTCCTACCCATTTTTTATCCAAATCCTGTAAACCGACTTTTTTATACTCTGTATTTAATACAGCTCCTATCAATATATCTGCGCTATTCGGAAACTCTTTTTCAACTGTTTTATTATAGGTAGATGTTATTTTATATACACATATATCAGATAAAATTAATCCTTCATCAGATATATAAGGATTCCATTTAGTATGGAATGATTTAATTTTATTTGCACCATATATACAACGCCTGTCAAATAATTTATGGGAAATCGCATAATTAATATAATTCATATTAATCCATGTATCTGGATCTATTTTAATTATATAATCATAATTTTTTTTATTGGTCAAATTAATTAATGATTTGACTAATTTTGTATAGTCTCTAATAATATTTTTATTTGCATCCTTAGGTATATCTATATATATTATATCATTATACTTTTTGGACAAATTTTTATATTTTGATGTATAAAATCTTATATCTCTATTACTATCTGTATTATATGTGTTTATATATCTTGACCTAGTATCTTCCGGGGTTTCTTTAATATCTGAATAATCTAAATTAACTAAAATACATATATTATAATCATTAGAACATACTACCTCTTCAGGAATATCTACTTTATGAATATCATATTTAGGATTTATATATTGTTTAGGCCATTCTGCTATAGTAACTTTATTCCCGGGAGTATTGAATAATAATGTCGCTTCTGATACATTCGCGGGATTTTCTAAAAAATTATTATATACTTCTATTGATTTATCAGAAAGAAATGGAAAATTATTAAATAATTTTTTAGAAGACCAATTATCAAGCTTAGATGATATATTCCATCTAATCCATGAAAGATGATGCATATTTAATTCACTCCACTGAAATTCATACAGTTTATCAATACATTGATTATGTTCATTCCGTTTTCGGACATATCTTCTTGTAGGATCACTGGGCTTTGTAAAATCTTTACATTCCCACGCATACCTATAATCAGATTTTGATACAAAAGGAACATAACATCCGTCTTTAAAAGGATATACTAAATAATGCTTATAGTCACCAAAATAATTTACATACCTGCAATATGTAATATCAAAATCATTATTTATAATTTTATTGACTGCATTTTCAAATTGACGTCTTTGATAAAATTCGTCCGAATCTATTATAAACGCATAATCACATTGTCCGTTATTCTGTATATCATCTAAAAGGAGATTTCTTTTATCTACTTCCTGATGTCTTGCAAATTTAGTAAGATCTGTCTCTATATAGATTATTTTATCTACCAGTTTATCTTCAACAAGCTTCTCACACATATACAAATCTTCCTTTGATATCGGTTTTCCATGGTAAGAAACTTTCTGAAGACCTATAACAACATAATCCGGCAGACCTTCTAATTCTGATATTATATTAATCAAATGCTCACAGGCATCGAAAGCTACGATACCTAAACCTATTTTTTTATCCTTAATCATATTATTATTTAAACACCGAAATTAAATTTTTTCTAACTCCACCAGCATTTTTTTCAAGGCCCAATAACTGTCTACTATATCATCAACACAAGCCGCGAAATTTTTCTTTTTAATAAATGTCTTTACATTCTTATGGAATTTATGTTCATTTATAAAATCTTCCTTTATAAATGCATATATCATCGCATTTTTATCTTTACGTTTTTCTTTGGTCGCGCACCCAGCTAATGCTTTTATAGAAACCGGTGAAAATGTATATAAATTCTTTATATTAAAATTCTCTATTAACTTAACTAAAAGAACACCTTTATAAGTCGCGAGATTCAATGTAGCGTCTCCTATAGATCCAAAACTTAATCCCTCAGATGCGATATGTACGCCTATGTCTCTTGGTATATGATTATCATCCATATACCTGAATATAGTCTCTACTATTAAATCCGCCAAAAATTTTGATCTTTCAGTATGTATTTTTGTAAGTTCTGAAGATGTATACATTTTAGAATTGATAGAATTCAGATTCCTGTTAACAGAATATACATGGTTATCTTTATACATTTCAAAATCTTTTTTATTCTGCTTTAATGGCCATATAAAGAAATCTATTATACCCTGATAATAAATTGTCATCGCAGGTTTATTGATTGAAAAATCAAACCCTATATATAAATCATTCATTTATAAACTTACCTAATATTTTTAAAAAAATTAAACAAAATTTAAACTTTTTTTACATTTGTCGTTTATATAATTGTAAGCAATTAAGAAATTGAAATATATATTTTAAAGAAATATATAAAGAAAGAAAATTTCTTAAAAAATTTTGTTAATATTTTAAAATATTTATATAATTTTAATATTTTAATATAATATTTTGTTTAATAAAAAATAGATAAGATTTTATACCCTATATGATATAAATCTTATCTATTTTTTATTATCTATACCCTATAAGGTATAATTTTAATATCCGGAAAATACTCCTTGATAAACATTGCTATCTCCTGTATTAGAGCGGCAGATTATATTGAATGATGTCCCTGCCCCATTCCTTGATAAAATTAATGGAGCATTTGTTTCTGAAATCCTGTATTCAAGTTGACCTAATGCGATATTCATATTCTCTGAATTGGTAGGATTAATATCTATTTTTGATCCGTCAGAAAGATTGAATCTTAACAGATATACACATCCCACAGGACTTAATGACATATGAACGACTTCATTTGTATTTTTACGGATTTCCATAAGATTAAATTTATAATTATGGGCAGTATTGTAAAGCCTTAAATTATATTTTCCTTGAGGATATGTAGAATTTTCATCTCTTACTACTATAGAAGCAGATTCATAATAATTTGTAATACTTGGTCCTGAATTCTCATCTGAATTTATATCTGTATCCGGACTAATATAATTATATTCAGACACATTATCTTCATTCCATACTCTGTTATATACTTTCCATGTATGGAGATTATCTAATTTTATCTTCCTCGGAAGTTCTGTATATATAGTTTCTGGATCAGTAATACTTAATGAAGCTGTTCTAATCACTTCCGCTCCATTCATTCTGTTTACCAAATGGCAGTTATACATAAATGATATAGATTTACATGTGTATCCGTCTATAGGTTTGATAATCGGGCGATAACTTGTAACTCCAAATAATTCGGCCTCATTTATAGAATTATAGAATGTATATTCATTAGATGCCTGGGAATAATCTATTGTATTAGTATATGTGGAACTTCTTCTTATTACTTCATAATTAACTATATTCTCATAATAATATATAACTATAAGCTCATTAAGCACAACCCATTTAGAAGCCTCGTCACCATAGGTATTCTCAAATTCATCTATATCTTCATAATCATTGTCATATAAACCGTAATTATACATATTGATTAATCCTGAATTAATCCTGTCCATTATATTCTTATTAAGAATAGGAATGTCTCCTGTCTTTTTATTGGGCACACCGAATCTTGGAGAATAATATATTGTTCCCGTATTAGGATCCTGAATTATCTTGCAATTGAAATAATCCGAATTAGATATAGGTTTAATATAACCTGTAGCCGTTTGCTCCAGCATAAAGGTACATTCTTTTTCAAATTTGGATATAGGAGAACCAAGATTTAAGTCCAGAGAATATAATCTATGTGATCTCCACCCGCCATTATTCTCGTCATAATTTTCTGGAAGTATAGGAGAATATTCAAATATTATATCATTATTGATACTTACATTCATTAAAGCGCATAAAGTCTCTATAGAATTATACGGGAATACATAATTATTATTCAGGGCTAATGGATCAACTATATCATATCCTTCTTCATCTTGCGTAAGGAACGCTGTGCTTCTGTTATTTTTGTTCCTGTCGAGTTTCATTATCTTCTCGATATTGTCTTTCTTGTCATTAGACATCCGTTCAAGCTTAATAGCGAGATAAAAAGGATCAGGCATCCATACATCAATATATCTGTCATAATACCTTGAGCTCATATAAAATGGATTCGGCAGCCATTTCACTTTTTCTCTTATTTCGGCTTTATTAAATACAAAACTCATTAGTGTTGCCCACTGATCCAGATTATCAATATAATCTTCTCCGTATAAATTATATTCTTTCGGGCGCTGTTTAACTTTAGCCTTTAAGCAAAATCCTTCAGATTGTGAAAATACATATCCTGAAAGAATATAAATCCTTACTTTATTATAAAACAGTTTATCCTGGTTTCCTGTATTATATCCGAAAAATATAGGCGTTTCATTATCACTGTCTTTAAAATATGTCTGGATCCTGTTTTCTTTATCATAAGATCTACTACTTTGATCTTTTACTAAATTATCAAGTATGTCTTTATAATTTTTTGTAGTTATCAAAGCGGTATTATTAACATTACTGTATGAATCGAATATGCCAAGTCTATAATATTCCGTTCCACTAAGATTGCGGAATGCTATTGAACTTATACCCGTATTATACCTGTCATTTTTAGAAAGATATTTATTAAATGATACACCTGCCTTATCATCCTCTAAAAATGTATCTATGAGCATAGGATCCTTATAAAGACGATTATTATCTACATCTTTATAAGTCTGCCATACTAATACAGGGCAATGCTGCATCAGTGGATAGTCTAAATTAGCTGTTTCATTTTCAGAAGTATTAAAATATTCCTGAATAACATCCCATTTATTATATTCATACGAAACCAGAAGCTGGTTTGTCATTTGCATGTATTTAGTAATCTTTGACATATGTTTAAAAATTAAATATTGAATATTGAATACCTATACCTATATAAGGTCTAAATTTTAAATCTCCTGTTAATCCTATACCGACTTGAGGACCAATTCCCCATCTTTTTTGTGGAAAATATTTTTTAAGTGTAGGCGATTTTCTTGGATCTATTACAACAGATTGAATATCAGATATATTAATATATGGATTATTTGTTTTAGCAATAACTCTTAAATTCTCTTTTTCATCGATTAAATCTAATGTCAAATTTGAATTCATTTTAAATTCAGGAATTCTCGAATTAAAATTTCGAATATTTCTGCCCGTAAACGTAGTTTCACCCTTTAATTCATACCATGTCGAATCTTTGGCCGACCATTCAAATTTGTAATCCTTTAAATCTGGTATTGCTGCATCAGATGAATTTCCCGGTTCAGGTGTATGGGGAGTTATCCAAACAGTATCATTTTTTCCTTGTATCTCACGGATTTCTGTTGTCAGATTAGTCTTAGTCAATACTAAAGGATTCGCGTTTTTTAAATTCTTATATTCATTCCATAAATCCTCATTGTATTTTTTAAGATCGTTCGCGCTCATAATCAAAGAATTCTTCGCGGCATATTCTTCTCCGAGCTTATTTTTATAGGTAGTTAAAGAGTCCGTTAATATTCCTCTCTGATTATAATATTCTAATGATTTACCTTTCCAGTAATGGCTATATATAATCAGACCGAGTATTAAAACTCCGCACAAAATAAGAAGCCAATCCTTGAAAGTAAACTTAGAAACTTTATCTTTTAACCAAGTCTTTATCTTTTTAAACATTTTAAAATCATGTTTTTAGTATTTACTTATAAAATAAAGATTATCTATAAAAACAATTTAAACTTTTGGCTATTAATATATTTTAATATATACATGGTTTTTGATATAACAGATGATAATAAGTTTATTATAGTTAAGGACGCGAATAAATTAGAACTTAACCAATTAAGGCTGTCTCTTACAAGAGATTTGCCTTCAGCTTATATATTATCTAAAATAAGACCTGATCTAGAAACTAAAAAATGTTTCATGAATAATTTCGGCATGATTCCTATTGGTTTATGGCTTATGGTTATTAATATATGTAAACAATATGGATATGCATGTGTATTTACAGATAAATTTAAAACATATATTTCCATAAATCAAGATTTTAAATATGAAGATTTCAAGAAATATATAGAAAATTTATTTAAAGATTCTGACTCATTTTTTCCGAAAGATTATCAGATAGAATCCGCGTATAAGGCATTGAAATATAAAAAATGCTGTATTGAGATTTCTACATCTGGAGGTAAAACGCTTATATCATATATTATAGTAAAATATATGATGTCTTTAGGAATTAAGAATATTTTATATATTGTCCCTTCTATTGATTTAGCTTCACAATCTGCGGAGAAATATTATCAGTATGACGGTTTAATTAAATCCGATACAGATTATATAATAGCGGAGCTTCATTCTAATTTAAAAAAGAAAGAAAAGGAACTGGTGGATAAATGTAATATACTATTTGCGACATTCCAGTCATTATCCAGAAAAAAACAGGATTTCTTTAAAAGATTTGAAGTTCTACTTATTGATGAGACCCATCATGCCGGTAATACATCATTAAGCAAAATAATTAATTTTTGTAAGAATTCTAAATATGTAATAGGAATGACTGGAACATTCCCTCATGAATCTAAATATGAAAATTTAATCATTCAATCATATATAGGGCCAGTAGTATATAGGCTGACAGCAAATGACCTTATAAATAAAGAAAAGTTCGCGACTCCGATTTATGTTATATATGATATTTTAAATTGGGCGACTGATAACGAAAAAATAACTTTATATAATTCCAGATTATCAGGATCAAAGACAGATGATTTTTCTATCGGGAGTAAACTTTTAAAAGAAGAACAGATATTTGTAAATAATTCAAATAAGAGAATGAAATATATTTGTGATCTTGTTATTTCCAGTAAGAAAAATTCTATGGTTCTTTTCGGAGATATTAAATTTAATACGGGTCAAAAATTTTATGAGTATATAAAAAAGAATTCTGATAAGAATGTTTATTACTGCGACGGAAACACTCCTTCTAAAAACAGGGAATATTATAAGCAGCAAATGGAAGAAGATGATACAGGAAATACTATAATAGTAGCATCTATCGGAACAATGGGAGAAGGTATTGATGTTAAAAACCTGTGGAATATATTCTTAATAAATACAGCAAAATCTGAAAGATTAGTTCGTCAGATTTGCGGCAGAGGCTTAAGAACATATCCAGGAAAAGATAAAGTTCTTTTATTTGATTTTGTAGATGATTTAAAATATGCGCCGAAGGGTATCAGATATAAAAGGGAAAATTATCTTTGGAAACATGGATGTGAACGAAAAAAGATTTATAAAGAACAGAACTTTCCAATTTTTGAAAGAAAAATAACTTTATAAAAATAAAAAAGAAAGTGTGCAAAGAAAAAAGAATTTTCAATATAAATTATATAAAAATTTACAAAAGTAAACTATTTCTATTTTAAATTTACTTTTGTAAATTATGCGTATATTCTTTTTTCTTAATTTACATTAATTTAAACGACAGTTTTAAAAAAAGTTTAAAAATATCGAAAAAATTTTAAAATATATATTTTATAAATTATGTCGAAAGATAAAAATATTGAAGAACAGACATTAGAACAATATGTAGCTGCACATGAAAATAATAATCAGCAACAAGAAGTTATAAAGTCTGATAACATGATTGGCAATGGAATTGTATCTGACGAGATTAGCAATCCCAAAGCATTTGACAGATATAAATCTGCGGCGTCAAATCAAGAAGCTCGTGAATTACACAAAGCTGATATGGTGGCAACACAAGAAGAATTAGGAATGGGCTTTATTAATGTTCCTGTAGATACGCTTCCAAGTGAAGGAATGTTTTATCCACAAGGAACTAAATTTATGATTAGAGCCGCTAACGCAGGAGAAATTAAACACTGGTCAACTATTGAAGAAGATAATACTAATGATGTGGATGATCATCTTAATTATATTCTTGAACATTGTTTAAGAGTAAAAATGCCAGGTATTCCTAATGCGTCTTGGAAGGATCTTAAAGAGATCGACAGATTCTATCTTATTTTAAGTATTCGTGATTTTACATTTACAGATGGAAGTAATGAGCTTCAGCTGAAGATTAATGAGAATACTTATATGCCATTAAAAAAAGATAATATTGATTTTCTTGAATGGAATCCAAAGCTTTTAAAATATTATAATGATGTAGACAGATGCTTTACATTCCCAACAAAGAATAAAAAAATTGAGAAAATCAATGTTTATGTTCCGTGTCTTGGGGTTGGTAATTGGTTAAAAACCTATGGTCAACGTAAGCAACAACAAAAACAAGGTTTTGATATGGATTTCATGTCTATTGCTCCTTTACTTCTTCGCGATTATAGGGGATTAAATGATATGGCATATCAATCATTTGTAGAAAGCTGTCAAGATTTCGGTCCATATGAATGGTCACTTATCACGCATGTACGTGATTTAATGCAAGATTCAATTGACGCTAAATTTAAATATATTGATGACGGAGGAGTAGAGCAAGAAGCTCCGATTACCTTTCTCAAGGGCGGGCTCAAAGGATTATTCTTATACGACTTCGACAACCTTCTTTAATGATTTATACCGGAGGTCTGTTGGTAAGAAATGGCTTGAAAAAATGTCTTCTTACCAATGGACCGGCGGTAGATTTAAATGGGACGTAGATGTTGAGAAAGCTATTGATTGGTGCAGAATAGGAACTGATGATTTATGGCATCATTTAAATAATTGCTTTAAAGTTCCATATCAAAAACTAATGGAACTTATATTCATTTTTGGTAAAGAATTGCGTCAGCCATATAAAGATACATTAGCTATGCCATGGTATGAAGTAGAAATGATGTGGCAAATTTATCAAGATTATATGGAAGAACGTAAGAAACATGATGAAGAGCAACAGAAGAAGTATGAAGAAGATTATGCCGCAACTAAGAGTTCAATGCCTACCACTAGCTCTATGAACCAAATGATGAGTAATCAGATGGGAGGTTTTAAAACTCCATCAATTCCTTCCCCGTCATTACCAAACAATTTTAATTTTTAAAAATTAAATTAATAAAATAATTTGTATATACAAAATGGCAGAAGATTTAAAAAAGAATGAAATGGAAGAGGTTCAAAAAACAGAGGCTGTTGATATGCCAGAACCCCAGGTTACTAACAGTGAAGAGGCTCCTGATACTATGCCAGAACCTCAGACAAAGGAATATGTTAAATATATTCGCGTAAAACCAAAGTTTAAGGAGATGCTAGAGAATACTATCGGTACTCTCGGCTATAATCAGAATATCGGCACTCCAGATACCCAGATTCAAGTTAATAAGCTATTCAAGATTATCGAAGATTTTGGTGATAAAATGCCTATCAATGATATGAATCAGTTTATTGTTCTTATGAGTCTCGCTCCATGGAAGATTATCCATGAGTTTATGGCAATGATTGAGAAGCCAGAGCTTCAAGCAGAACTTTGGGAGATTTATGAAGCGTAATTAAATATGCTAACAATCAGAAAGACATTTAGTTAAATTAAATTAAATGTCTTTCTTTTTTATAAACTTTCATATATAATATTAATTTAATAATTAATGGAAGAAGAAAATAAGGAAATAATGACAACAGAAGATAAGTTGAAAAATATTCAGGATAAATGGGTTAACATTATTTCTGAATTAAATGTTAAAATGAAAGATCTTCCAGGGATAGATTCATTATTAAATGAAATATATTCTAAACGTCAGGATTTATGTGATTATATGTTTTCTGTTTTAAATATATTAAGTAAATTAACAAGACAATATAAAACAAAATATGCTGAGAGATATAATTATTATAAATTAGGAAAGAATGGATTAAGGTATAATAATGACAGTGCTATATCTACACAGATAGAAGCTGATTTAGAGGCGGAAAAAACAACAATAATGCTTATATCAAATAATGTTGATTTCTGTAAAGAGACATTAAAGACAATCGATAATATGATATATGGCATTAACCAGAAAATAAAAGTGTATGAATTAATTAACGGAATAAAATAATATGGCAAGACCAAAGAAAAATACGGAAAATATAGAAAGCGGATCAATTTTTGATCTGGTTAAATCAATAGATAATGAGGCAGAGATTATAGCTGATAGTGCATATAGTAATATTAAGGATTATATAAGTACGGGAAATTATATTCTGAACGCTGCAATAACAGGGGATATGTTTAAAGGCCTGCCTACTGGAAGAATCTGTTCATTTTTTGGGCCTAATCAGACAGGCAAGAGTTTCCTTCAATGTTCAGTATGCCGTGAAGCTCAGAAGAAAGGTTATACTCCAATTATTCTTGACAGCGAAGGATCATTAGATGCAACATTTGTTTCAAGAATAGGAGTAGATCCTACAAAATGCATTATTAAACAGGTTAATACTATTTCAGAGACTTCTAAATTTATCGCTAATTTATGTAAGGCTTTGGAGGAACAGGAAAAGAAGACAGGTACACATGATAAAGTTATTATCGTATTGGATTCTCTCGGAAACTTGACATCAGATAAAGAAAAAGAAGATATTATTGCGGGTAACCAGAAAAGAGATCTTACAAAGGCACAAGAAGTCAAAGCAATGTTCAGGGTAAATGCCACTCCTCTTGCGAGATTAGGAATTCTTTGGATTGTTATTAATCATTCTTATGCGTCAATTGGAAGTTATGTCCCCACTCAAGTTCAGGCATCAGGTTCTGGTATTCAGTATAATTCATCTGTGACATTAGAATTATCTACAAAGAAACTTGAGGATAAGGAGAATGATATTCTCGGATCTAAAAAGCAAGGTAATGAGACGGCCATTAAAAATGGTGTACTGATTACAGCAAAACCTGTAAAATCAAGGTTTACAATTCCAAGGAAAGTTTCGTTCCAGATACCATTCCATAAAAAGATGAATCCTTATGTGGGATTAGAAGAGTATTTAAATTGGGATAATGCAGGAATAATGTTTGGTAAATTATATACAGAAGCTGAATATTTGAAATTAAAACCAGCTGAACAGAATCAATGTAAAGAATTCGAATATGAAGGAGAAAAGCTTTACGCGATGGAAAAGAAAACGGCTATGGGTAAAGTCGGCATGATTGTAAGACATTTAGGGCAGCAACTTTCCCTGCAGGATTTCTATTCAGAGAAAGTGTTTACTCCTGAATTTATGGAACAGATAAATGAGACTATTATAAAACCGATGTTCCAGCTACCTGATCATGATTCATTCGATGATATTAAAGAGTTGGAAGAAATTATGCAGATTGAGAATTAAAAAAATTAAAACCTGAATTTTAATAATTCAGGTTTTAATTTTTTAATCTCCTGTATAATTTGAGTTTCTCATGCTTATATTAGATTCAAATCGGGAATCTCCATATGAACGTAGCCAGTCTTTTTCGGCATAATATCTTCCAGGGCCAGATTCTCCTCCATGTTTTCTGATATATTCTTCTTTTCTTCTTTGATAATCTTTTTCTTCTTGCTCAAGTTTATTTTTTCTGTCTATATATTCTTGTTCTGCTTCAATTCTATGATGCCTTCTTTGATTTCTGTTATTAATGATTTCGTCTCCATTATCTTTAAACTCAAAAGTTAATACAAATCGATATTTAATTTTTTGAGGATTTGGATTATCTAAATAACTGCTTTTAAATACATAGAATAAAAGATTCTGTATTTTTTCTTTACCGAAAATATTAATATTTTTTACTATAGCTTGGGCAATATCATTATTTCTTTTTAATGCTCCCACTTTTGATACAATAGTTTTTATTCTTGAATAATATCTGGTTTGAGATTCACATACAGGTCTACCCGGAATAAGAATCCAGTAATTTTCAGAAAATTGTGGACGGTTTTCATTTCCCATCATCATAGGGCTTAAGACTTTTAAATTTACACGATATTGTCCATATATATCCTGTAGGCTTTGTACATCAATTTCCTCTAATTCCTTTGGATTATCTATATGTTTAATTCCTCCTGTATTTTTTCTTACGCTTAATGATAATTTCCTTAAATCTTCTGTAAGTTCATTTATTAAATCTTGATCATTATTAAACTTCTCTAATGAAAATTCAAAACAGTATTCAGCATCTGAAAAATCATATCTATCTATAATAGAAGAGTAATCGTTTATTTTTTTATTAACTAATGCTTCTGAAAGATATATCATAATTAAAAGAGTATTATAAAAATTACTAAATATTTTTTATATTTATTATATATAAAGTTATCTAAATAAATATAAAAATACTATAATGTATACTTATAAATAAATGGCTATTACTAATTTATTTCAATCATTATATAATTCAGGTTCTAAAAATTATGTTAATAGCGGTTATGTCTGTGATGGAGATTTATCTAACAATTCAGATATGACTGCTGAATATGCTGTTGACGAAGACGGAAATCCTGCATTGGTTATTAATGATGCTAATGGAAATCCTGTTGCTTCACAACCATTGGGCAATATTACTGTTGAGCCTGTATTTGAATATGAATCTAAAGTTAAGGTATTACAACCTAACAGCTGTTATTATATACAGGGCCCAGAATTCGGGCAATCTTATACAACCGAATATTTTAAAATCTGTAAAGAATTGACAGAAGTTCCAGGTTGGGAAAATTATGTAGATGTAGAATTTGATATAACTTATTCAAATGAATTTCAAAATGTTACTGAACATTTTAAATCAAATAGACAACCAGGAGATACGGAATCAATATTGACATTTATTCAGAATTGGTTTGATTGTATGAATATTCCTGTTAATGTAGATGAGGAAGATAAAGAAGATCCTAAGAATTTATCAAGATTTCCCGGAACCCATAATAATTGTGACGGTTGTATGACTAATACAGGAAATTTGAATATATCTAAAATATATTCATATATCCGTTTTATGGCTACTTCATTAGGATATAATTTTACAATCAGGAATCTTCGAGTATATCCTATTTTCGCATCAGAAGATTTTCCTGAATCTCCGTTCAGTCCTGAACAGATAACTATTCAAGATGTTATACAGGCTATAAAAAATGTAAAACCTTATAGAATAGATGCTAAAGAAAAAATGGATCCATATTTGGTTGACTGTTCGTTATATCTGTATGTACTTACTAATCTTGATGAAGGTCTTAAATATGTGGATGATTTTGAATATAAAACACCAGAAGAATATGCATATTCTGTCTATGCTGGATATGGACGAAATAATCCTTGGTGGAATATAGATGAAGATGAAACATTAGATGAATTATATTATCCTTATGATAATGATACAGAAGATGTTAATGGAATAGTCCATAGAGGTGTATGGCCTATTTTTAAAGAGATATTTAATTTAACTGGATTAAGAACATCAAATCCTGATGAAACTGAGGTTGTTCATAAATTATTTGAAAACCTTGATTTACGAGTGGATTCATTAAAATATCCTAATGGGGCATTTAGGGGAATTTCTATAATTCCTCAATATCCTTCTCAAGTAGACGCCAATCTCATTTCTTTGAAACTTAATATCATTAAAGACAAGATGAGCATATATACTCCTGTATTAGTAACACAGGCACACCATATTAATGAAATGGGCGATTTATATGATGATCCTACTACAGATATGGATGACTGGACTGAAATTAATGTCGAGTCTGAAAGAATATATTGGAAACGAGAAGATGTAACAGTTTTGGCAGGATCTAATATATCAAATGAAAAACTTAAGGGTGATATGCAAGGATGTCAATGTTCTACTATAGATATTGATTATAATATATCTACTAATGATGATTGGAACCCGGCTATTAATCCAGCTAAAGATTATGCGGTATTTAATGAAGGCTTAAATGATGATTGGGCAGCTGTTCAGGATCCTCATTGGAGAGATAACAGACTTACAGCATCATCTGGGAAAGTTATAGGCATGTATAAATATCTTACAGAGGTTTCTAAAAATAATGATTGGATTAATTTCGGACAAGTATTTACATTGATAACTAATGCGGATTCTGATACAGATAATACCAGGAATTTATGCAACAGTATTTTCTTGTATAATCCCAATCCATTCCCTGTAAAAACAAATATTTTAATATTTGATTAAAAAAATATATTATAATAATATGAAAAAAGATTTAAGGCATTTAGATGAATTTGCAAGACATCTTACAAGAAAGCAAGCCAGAAAATTATATGAATCAAAATTTTCTAAAAAGTATAATCCTAAATATATAAATGAAGAATATTATGGAGAAGATTTTGATATAGAATATAATGATTTTGAAGAAAGAGAAAATGATCCAGATAGAATTGTCCGAGATGCAGAAAAGGATGATCCAGCAATTGAAAAAATTAAAAAATATAATAAAGAGCAGGATATTGAAGCTTTAAATCAAGATATAGATATAAGTGATTATATATCAGATGATTTAGAAGAAGAGGATTATAGTGATTATATTTAAAAATAAAATTATAAAAAGATATGAGTATAAAAATTCGCAGGTATAAAAGATTGAATGAAGATGATCAGGCGCAGCCTCAAGCTCCCGCTCCAGATCAAAATCAACAAAATAATGGTCAGCAGCAACAACAGCAACAGCAGCCACAAGGAGATGGTCCAAATTATACTGAAATTAAAAATCAGATTATAAAGGCTAATGAAACTATCCTTCAAGTTATGTTAGAGGCCATTGATAAAAATGCTAAACCTATTCAAGGTGTAGGACAGGCAGATCAGAAAATTGAGGGTTCTGATGCTGTATCAAAAGCTTATCAGAATCTTACACAAAATAAGAATTATAATGCAGTGGGACAATTTTTAACAGCATTAAATAATTATGGAGCTTCTATTGTAAAACTTGAACAACAGGCACAAGGTCAGCCTAATCAAGAAGGAAATGATCAGAATCAACAGCAACAGCAGCAAAATCAGCAGCAAAATCAGCAGCAACCTCAGCAGCAAAATGGTGTAAGTGCATTTGGTCAAAATCAGTTTGGAGGATTAAGTAAAGCTCAACAATTTGATCAAAGTGCAGCAAATATTAGCAATAAATGGATGCCTCAACAATAATAATATAAAAGATAATGAGTAAATCAATATTTAAATATGATATAGAATCAGGACATTATATATTACTTAATGAAGATGATAATTCAATGAGTAGTAATGCTCAAGAACAGCCCCAAGCAGCTGATCAGCAATCTAATCAGCAAGTACAAAAATCTGCAGGAGATGATGAGAATGCTCAGGCTACATCTGCAAAGTCTATTGATTCTGATACTATTTTAATAAATTTAAATAAAATGCTGAATGATAAAAAGGTTATGTATGACAGGGAAATGCTTCAGTTAAATAACCAATTAACATTAGCAAAACAAGATATATCAAATAAGATGCATGCAGGAGATCAGACGGTTGCATCATATGAATTTGATCCTTTGCAGGTTCATGATTCTATATTAAGTCTACAGAATAAGATTTTTACCAAAGAACAAGAATTTAATAATTTTAATACAACTATTCAAAAACAAATATTAGCGAGAAAAAAAGCATTAGCCGCCAAGAAAAAATCTGCGAGCGAAGCAAAAAGAATAGGTGTTCCTAATAAAGTTATTAATTTAATAACTGAATCAAGTGTTTCTAAATGTAAGATTTATATCGATGCTCTTTGCGGCGAGGATATGCCTATATTCAATAAGCATTCTTTAAACAGATGTTTCAGAAATACTAATCTTGTTTACGGTAAAGACAAAAGAAAATATTTTGTTGTTATTGTAGATGAGGATGATGTAAATGAAATGTATCAGGCATTATTGGATTTTGGTTATGATTTTGAAGATATTCAATCTGTAATATTATCAGGTTTAATGAACAGAAGTCATATGATATAAAAATATTGTATTTCTAATTAATTAATAATCAATTAGTTAATCAAATTTTTAAGATTTTTGTTATTTATATAGTAATAAATAATAAAAATCTTAAATTTTATATTATTATATGAGTATCAATCGTGCTAAAATTTTGAAAGGTGTTGATAATATAATTAATGAAAGTATGGGATTTTCTAATGGAAAAACTAATACAACTGATATTTTTAATCTCAATAAAAATATATCATACCTTTTAGAATCATGTAAAAATAATAAGGACTTAGTTCAAGTGCTTGTTGAGTATAAAGGCAAATTAGCAGAAAAGAATCAAATTCTTTTGCTTGAAAGCTTTATACAGTCATTGAATGAATTTAAATCAAACTCAAAAGTAGAAAAGATAAGAAATAATCTTATTGATGCAATGAATGAGAACAGACAAACTCTACAAATTGCATATCTTTACGAGTCTCTTGAAGATAAAGGTGTTAAGAATCTTTTGAAAGAATCATATTCAAATTATCTTTTAGACCAGGATCTTTATAAACCACAGCTTAATATGGTTTTGGAATCTGTTTCTAATATCGGTAATCAGAATATTGATAAAATGTATTCTATTTTAAATAATGGTGCATCATTATCAGATAAAAATTATAAGTTATTCGAATCTTCTTATACTGAATTTGATAATGGTAAGACTATTGATGTTGAATCGCTGCGTAAAAATATCCATGCATTTGTAAATGAAGCTCTTGATAAAGCTGAAGAAGAAAAAGATGAAAAATCTGAAAATGAATGCGGTGGAAATAATAATGAATGCGGAGACAATAAAGAAGATTCAGATGATAAATCTGACAATAATGTTGATAAAGAAGACTGGAATGCTGTAAATGATTCGGATAAGTATACATTAAATGATATCGCAAATAAGAATGGTATTAATTTAATGGAATCTATTATTCGTCTTAAGAAGAAAACATCTAATCAGAAACTTCATAATATTCTTGATGAATATTATAATGCATTGACAAATAATGCATATGAAGAAAGATTATATGAGACATTCTACAGTAACCTTTCTAATTATTCATATCTTCTTCCTGTAGAAACAGAAATGTCTGCATTGAATAAGAGAATAAATGCAGTTAAACAGGATATAGATCTTACTAAGTTATTAGAGATGATGCAAGCTACTTCATCCTATTATATTGTTCCTCTTATTGAACATCAGGTAGTTGATTATATTAAGAATAAAACACCAAATAAGAAACAAGCGCTTATTTTTGGATTGCGCCCATATGCGCATGATCCATATGTTCGTCAGATTTTGGAATGTGTAATTTTGGATGACAGTAAAGAAGCTAATGTAATGGGAGAATCTGTATTATCAAAAGCAGATAGAAGAAAACTTATTCTTGAGAATGCGAGTGTTGTTACGATGTATTCGCCAATTCAATATATTAAGGAAAATGAATCTGTATTCAATCTCGGAGGTATATTCTATGAGAAGAAAGGTAACTTTATTTCAAGACTTGATAATACACAGATTTCTAAACTTGATGAAAGTTTCGTAGAATTATGTCAGCTTGTGAATGATCCAAGAGTACATATTCATGATAATAATACAATTACTATTGATAATGCATCTAAGATTTGTGTTATTTCTGAGGGATCTGTAAGTATTAATGGTAATATCGAGACTTCTAAGACTTTACGTAATCTTAATGAAATGTATAATAAGTATAATGACTATGATACAGAATTTTATGTTATGGCGACATGCTTATTTGAACATTTTAATGATATAGCTAAAGTTGATTTTGTGAAGAGAGTTGTTTTGAATGAGGACAATTCATATTCATTAGATTTATTTAATGTTAATTCTAACTTATTCATATCTACTCATAATGATGTTTCACACAGCCATATATTCTATCGCAATGTAAATCCAATTCAGTGCAAGAATATTATTAATGAGCATATGGGGCTTAATGTTTCAAGTCTGTTTGAAGATATGCTTCCTAATCAGAAGGCAATTCTTGAAGCTCTTGAGGAAACTAAAGAGACATATGAGCAGAAGATTGAGGAATTGCGTAATCTTAAAGATGATCTTCAGGCTAAGGCTGATGAATGCGATGATGAAAAAGACAAGAAAAAACTTGAAGACGCTATTAAAGATTGCGAGAAAGATATTGAAGACGCTGAAAAAGAATTTAAAGATTGGCAAGAAGAATCTGATAAGGCTGTTAACGGTGATAAGAAAGATGTTGATACTGGAGAAGATAAGTCTGATGAAGAGTCTGATGTTGAAGTAGAAAAAGGAGATGAGCCAAAAGAAGATGTATCAGATGAGGATATAAATGATTACAGCCAGTCATTGGCAGGTGATACTACTCCAGCTGATGATACACTGGAAGATATTTTCCCTGAAGAAGAATTAGGTTCTGAAGAGGGATCTGAAGAATTAAGTGATGAAGATATTGCAGATGTTCCTGATTATAATAAAGAAGATATGGGACCTCGTGATTTCGATACTGAAGATGGTCTACCAAATCTTGACGCGACAGATGAAGAATATCCAGAAGAAGATATGGATGATGAATTTGCTCCTACAGATGAAGAAGATGTTAACAATGATTTTTCAGATGAAGATTTTGTAAATCCTGATGAACTTCCTAATGAAGAAATTGAAGGCGCCGAAGATTTTGATGATTCAGATGAAGATTTTGAAAATAGATTTAACAGTCATGCAGATAAAATCTTAGATGATTTTGATGAAGGAGATGATGTTGAAACAGAAATTCCTGAAGCAGAAGTAAATGTAGATACAGATGAATCTAAGGTTACAGGAATTTATTTTGATGAAAATGTTAAAACTGGTACTATTCTTAAATCGGGCACAATTTCAATCACTGAGCCTATGGTAGGTCCTGATGGTAATAAGTATATAGAAACTAAGAATATTAAATTCTATATTGATGATAATAACAGGGCAATACTGAATAATGAGGATATTTCAGCGGAATTATATAATAAAGCTTTGGCGGCTATTGAAAATAACCCAAAATTTGAAGAAGTTATTGAAAAGGGTGAACCGTCAGAGAACCATGGAGAAATTGATTATTCCACAGAAAAAGAATATCCAGAGGATGATACAGATTTTGACATGTCAGATGAAATAGATATTCCTGAAGAGGATTTACCAGAAAATGATTATGTAGATATACCTACATATAAAGATGGCGATACTGATATAGAATTACCTGCTGATAATATTGAATTTGAAGAGATTGAGAATGCTAATGCGGAAGGTGATTTAATTCAGGAAAATAAAAAATCTGTATTAAGTATCACTTCAAGAATTAAAAACGGTAATAAAGTTTATTCCCTGACAGAAGGTAAAGTAAGAAAATCTTCTTCAAAGAAAACATTAAAATTTTAAGAATATATAAATCGATGAAAAGATTAGATATTTTAAATGATGTAGATTACATGTTTGAGACAGAACTTTCATCTAATGAAGTATTACAATCTATTTTTAATCTTATAAATGAATTTATAGATGAATATGGAATTCAAGATGAATGTGATGCAATGTGGATTGATTGTAATGAATCTACTTTCTGGACAAATGCCCCAAGTGATTATATATTGATTTCTTGGGCAGATGAATTATCTCCCGAAGAAAATTTTCCGAAATATTTAATTTTTGAAGACGGTAATAATATTTGTATATTAAATTTAGAAGAGACTTTCGGCACAGGAATAAAAGGATTAGAACAATGGAATGAATTACAAGATAATGAGGATATATTAAGTCCATTAGAACCATATATTCAAAAAATTAGTGTAAGAAATCCTGATGAATGTGCTAATGCTGTAGCTGAGTTATTTGGTAATGAATACGGTGAAAATATTCAATTGCAAGATATAGAAGATGAATATTCAGAAGAAGTAGACGAAAGCGTCAAGATTGATACTGTTGAATCTAAATTTGAAACAAATGATTTATCAAAATCAAAATTAGTAGGTGAACTTATGGATGATCCTGATGAAGATGAAGATGAAAAACAATTCAAAAGACGTCTTAAAAAATTAGGATATACAGGCCAACAGCAGGGAAATGAACAAGGTGGAGGTCCTGGAGGAATGTTTGGAGAAAGTCAGATATTCAAAGGTAAAGCTTTAAGAATATTTGAATATGAATATGCTAAAAAAGAACCACAACCTATGGATATAGTTGAATTCCAAGGAGATGAGGCACAAGTACAAGCTATTAATCCTGATGGAACAATGACATTATTATTACATGGAATGACAGTTGATGGTGTTACAAAACGTCAAGTAAAAGTTCTTTCATATGCAGATTTGTCTACTCCATTACAATTCGGTAAATTTGATAGATTTGGTAATCCTGATTTTACCACTAATCCATGGGATGATAAAGTTTCTAAATTCCATGATTTAAATAAAGTAAAAGTTGGATTAAAAGTAAAAGATAAATTATATAATGAGTCATATGCGGTATTCAATGACATTGTGTCGAAAAACAAATATGTCAGAATATTGAATGAAGATATGGAATCTGTGGAATTAATGCCATTAGAGGATGTAGAGATTGTTCATTCAGATATAGATGAATGGCCATATGCAGTTATAGTGATTGATCAGACAGATGAAGAACCTCAGAGAAAAATTAAAGTAAATCCTGTATCATATTGTAATGCGAAAACAGATGATGAGGATGTAGAGATTTTAATGAATCCAAGTTCTAATTCTAAACCCACAGCACTTAAGAAGAAATTTATCCGAATTTTAACATAACTTTTGTTTAATTGAACAGTTAACTATAATCGGTGGTGATATTTTTGATCCACCGATTATTTTTGGTATAAAACTTTTAAAGATAAAAATAATTTAATTATTAGATTTGATTTATAAATTTATAAGATAATGAAAGATTTATATGAAATTTTAGGAATCGAAAGAACTGCAGATGAGAAAGAAATAAAAAAAGCTTTTAAAAAGGCAGCATTTCGTACACATCCAGATAGACAGCAAGGAAAAAGCGAAGAGGAAAAAAAGAAAGCAGAAGAAGAATTTAAAGAAATTTCAAGAGCTTATAATATATTAAGTGATCCTGATAAAAAACTTAAATATGATCAATTAGGAATAATTGATGATGGTACTACTACTTCTGGTGGTCCTGCTGGTTTTGATCCATTTGAACAATTTGCAGAATTTTTCCGGAACAATGGATTTGAAAGAGGTAATCCATTCAGTGGAAGACAAAGAAATCCTGAATATGAATCAGGTACACATATACAAATGAGAGTAAATTTATCATTTGAGGATATTTATAATGGATGTACAAAAAAAGTAAAGTATTCAAGGAATATAAGATGTCATACTTGCCATGGTACTGGAGGTGAAGGAAAAGAGCAATGTAAGTATTGCCATGGTACAGGCATGTTTACACAAACCCAATATACAGCATTTGGATATAGTTCAACTTCAAGCCCATGTCCATATTGTAATGCTACTGGTTATATGGTAAAACATCCGTGTAAGAATTGTAATGGCACAGGATTTGAAAAAGAAGAAAAAATTATTACAGTTAAATTCCCTCCGGGTGTTATGAATAATAATGGAATATTATTTAACGGAGAAGGTAATGAAGCTCCGAATGAAAAGGGTAAAAACGGTAATTTTATTGCTGTTGCCCAATGGGATTTTAATGAAGAAAATTTTTATATTCAGGGATATGATGTTTATGAAAAAATAAAAGTTCCTTGGAATATATGTATTGCAGGAGGACAATATGAATTTACATTCCCAGATGGCGAGATTAAGTACATAACAATACATGAATGTACACAACCAGAATCCCATTTACGAATTAAAGGAAGAGGAATAGCTAATAAAGGTGATTATTATTTAATTATAGAATACTTGATTCCTAATAAGTTAAGTAAAAAAGAAAAAGATATTTTAAATAAATTATGATACAAGAATTAATAGATAAGTCTATTCAAGAAGGATATTTAATTCCAGAAGCATATGAATATATTAAAGCATTTGCAAAAGATATAGCAGATAAAGGAAAAGAATATTCAGATAATGAAAAAGAATATTGTTCATATGCAATAATTACTGATTTAGTTCGTTTTTGGACAAAATATAAGAATAAAACGGATAATGAAATTAATAATTTAATGCAGACTCTTGCAGTTAATTCTACATTAAGAGGATGGCAATGGTTTAATCAAGCAACACTTAATGGAGATAAAGAAATGAGTGAAAAATAATTGTTTAATTTTTTAAATGACTAAAGATGAATTAAAAAAATTAGCGAAAACTAATGACGGCATAAAAATAAAGAAAGATGGAAAGATTTATGTATCCAATCCTATACTATTAAGGGAAATCATAAAATCTAAAGAACAAGATGAATTAACACCTGCTGCGGTAGAGATGTTTATGGTTCTTATAGAAAATCTTTCTATGGCATTGATATATGAAAGACCAGAAGACAGAGAAGATTGTTTGGCTCATGCAATGTTAGATTGTTTGAGTTATTGGAGAAATTTTAATCCGGAATTATCTTCAAATCCATTTGCATATTTTACTTCAGTCGCATCAAATGGAATTAGAAAAGGATGGAGATCATTAGGATACAAAGGAGAAGAATTTCCAAAATCACTATTTACAAGTTTAGATAATAGTATACATACATTTTAAAATTTTAAATTTATTATGCAAGAAGATAATATTTTTGATTTATTGGATAGTACATCATCCATAGATAATAATGAAAAGACTGTGCTTGAAAAATTAGAAGAAAAAGAAAAAGAAAATCCAAGTACAGATTCAACAGATACTCAAGAAGAAAATCCTTGGGCAGGAGTTCCGACAGTTTTTGATAAAACTACTGTAGAAACTGCAGTTGAAGAAAAGAAACAAAATGATGCTAAACGAATTAAGCAATGGCTTAATATGCTTTTAGAGAATGAGATGGCAGCATTTAAAGAACAACATGGATATGCTATGAGTGGATCTATTAAACGTAATACTAAACGTAAGATAGAAAAGTTATATAAGAAAGGAAAAATTAAACCGCAATTTGATTTTACCGCATTTAATTAATGGAAAGTCTATATAATTATTTTGAAGAAGTAAAAATATTAAGCCTTTTAAAAGATAAAGAAAAAAGGAATAATATCGAGAAACAATGTAACCGAGTTTTCGGTGAAATATATCCATACCATAATGCTGTTATATTCCCGCACAACCAAACAATTATGCAGGGTTTTAATGCTTTTAATACAGGTTCATTTAAAAAACCTAATGAAATAGGTTGTGCTATGGAGCATTATCGAATCATTAAAGAAGCTTTTGAAAAAGGTATAGAGACTATCTTTATAATGGAAGATGATATAGCTTTTATAAAAGATGATGATTATTTTAAGAACTGTATGGATAATATTCCTGATAATTGGGATATATTAATGATGTCTTCTTATATAGGTATTAGAACAAATGATTATATTGATTTGCTTGCGAGATCTGAAAGTGTAAATACATACTGGTTTATTCCGTTTTGGCCGGGATGGTGTACCGCATGTTATGCATTATCCCATAAAGGCATGCAATATTATTTAGCATGTCAAGACAAATATTTTCAAGTAGCCGATATGCCATTATATAATGCGTTAAAATATGATACTAATAAAAAGATAGTTAATACATATTTTACAAAGAAGCCGTTAGCAATTCAGAAAGATTTATTATATTCATCTGACATCAGAAATAAAGAAGAGATTCTTGAGAAGAAAAAATGGAATCTCTATGAACAAAATATAAAAGAATCTGATTATTATCTTGATGATAAATAACTAATAAATTTTATCAGTTATTTTAATTATGTGTTTATATGATGAAGAAAATGATAATTTCTTAAATGAGGCCATAGAATTTTCTGAAAATATTAGAGGACTTGAAGATGAAACAGAAGAATCTATGGAAGAAGACAATGAGAGTATTGAAAATTCAGATTTATTAACAATTCTATCAACAGAATTGGAAAAATTAGAATGTGACCGAAAAAAGCTTAAATTTAAATATAAAGGTTCCGAGAACAAATATGAAGCTATTCCGTTAAAATTAATAAGTTGGGGAAAGAAATGTATATTTAATGTCATTAAGCCAGCAGCTGAACAAGGACTTCAAGCTTTTTATGTAGGTAATATTTTATATGAATAATAAATTAAATCCAAAAAATGTACAATTAGGAAAATTTAAATTAGATGATAATATAGATTTTCCTAATTTTTCCATAAAATTAAAGAAGCCTGTAAACAAAGTCAAGGTAGTAGATTTAAAAAATAAAAAAGACACATCAATAATAGAATTGTTTTAATATGGATTTAAAAACAATAGTAACAGATTATAATAATACACAGTTTTCAAAAGAACAGCGAAGTGAATATAAGAAAATGAATATTCACGATATTTTAAATTTAATAAAGAAAGAATTTGATTCAAATGTACAGGCTAAAAGATGTCATGAGAAATATTATGATATAGAAGGTCATAAGTATTATCATATGACAGAATCTGAAATTATAAAATCCTGGAATGAAAAAGCTGCAAAAACAAGACAGCTTGGAAATAAGATAGATGAATATATACAGTTAATTTTAAACGGCGCTACGGAAAAAGAAATTAAGTTATACAGATTAGATAATGATATTAATAATGAACCTATATTAAAAGGAAAATGTGACGCGGTTGAGCAGTTATTGAATAATCTTAAAAAATTAAAATTAGAAAAAGAATTACAGGAAGAACCGTTATATTTTAAATATAAGGATTATATTTTTTCTGGAAGAGAAGATTGTATTTTTAAAGGAAAAGACAGATATGTATTAGTTGATTGGAAATCATCAAAAGTCAATACACAAAATAATTACGGAAATAAAATGTTTGGTCCATTAAAAGATTTTGATGATTGCAATTATATAGAATATACTTTACAAATTTATTTTTATAAATATTTTCTTATTCATACATATAATATAACAGATCCTATAGATACATATATTATTGAATTCAGGATACGTGATGATCTTACAAATACAGGAGAATATTATGTATATAAACCTGCATTTGAATATAATGAAGAATTAATAGAGAAAGTAATAGAATATGCGGTAAACAAAAAAGAGATTTTGAATTAAATTAATATAAATTATTAAGATATGAATCCTATTCAAGAGTTATTTACAGAAAAATTAAGGCCTAAGACATTAGATCAAGCTCTTATTGTTCCAAGAATTAGAGAAGAATTGAACAAAGGTTTGGTAGATAATGTATTATTTTATGGACCTGCCGGATCAGGAAAAACTGTTTTATCAAGGATTCTTGCATATTCAAGACCACATCTTGAAATAAATGCATCTCTTGAAAGAGGTATAGATACAATTAGGGAAAAGGTATTAACTTTTGCGGCATCTGCATCTTTACTTACAGATAATAAAGATAATTTAAAAGTTATTTTATTAGAAGAGTGCGATGCAATGACACAGGATGCTTGGAATTCATTAAGGGCATTAATAGAAAAATACCATAATAATGTTCGGTTTGTGGCGAATTGTAATTATATTGAAAAGATACCAGAACCGATTCAATCAAGGTTTAATTGTATTTCTATTGCTCCTGTGAATAAAGAAGAAGAGGATTATCTTTTTAAAGCATATACAGACAGGGTTTCATTAATTCTTAAAAGTCTCAAGATTTCGGCGAATTTAGAAATAGTCAAGAAATTTGTGGCTAAAGATTTTCCGGACATGCGGAGTATCATTAAAAAAATTCAGCAGTTTGTCACAAGGGGAATTAAGGAATTAAATGAATCTGTCATTAAAACGACATTTAATGGATCGGAATTATTTGAATTGATTTTAAATGAGAGCGATCCCTGGAAAAATTATCAGTGTGTTATAGGAGAATGGGGAAATAAGGCAGATGAGGGAGTTATTGAAATCTGTAAAGATTTTCCAGAATACTTCAGAGAACATAATGGTAATTTATCTAAACTTCCATTGATTGTTATAGCATGTGCAGAAGCACAAGAACAATTATATAAAGTTGTTGACAAAACAATTGTATTATTAGCCTTAATTTATAAAATTCAATTAATTTTAAAAAACAATTAAAAACTTTTTATAATTTTTTCTATTAATATTTATGTAGTGAGTAAAGTAGGAAAAATGTGAGTGGAGAGGTGAGTTTGTGAAAATGTAGCCTCTCTTTTTATTTTATATGTTAATTAATATTAAAAAATTCCTTAAAATTTTTTTATTTCAAATATTTAATTTAATTTTGTAGAGTAAAAATAAAATTAATGTTTAATTCATAAAACAAACAAGATTATGGAAATTATTTTTGGATTTATTATCGGCTTTGTTATTACTTTTATAGTAGGCGGACTTATCTGTGTTGCAATTTTGGGTGTGTTTTGGCTAATTGTCAAGTTCTTAGAATGGCTTTTATTTGATCATTTCAATATTTAAAATAATTTGATACCCTTTTATGTAAATTAAATAACCAGATGTTTTAACAGCATCTGGTTATTTAATTTATTCTTCCAATATATAAGTTTTTGGTATTGAATAATCTTCATTAATAGTTTCTATAGGAAATTCTCGTTTTATTATAGAACTATCTTCAGTTCCTATAGTCGGTTTTCTGAGCATCAATATATTATATGTTGTATATATAGGAGTATTAAGATTAATAATTACCCTTGGATATATCTGATAACATAAGTTATAAGGTATATACTGATATACATTTTCTGAATTCTGTTTAAGAATATTATTTAAAGTAGTGGAAGTATCTAAGGTTATTCCGAATTTATTTTCTATATAATCTTCAAATGGAGATAACAATGCTTTTATCTTATTAGAAGTAGAAATATTTAATCCTAATGATACATCTGTAAGTCCACTAATAGCTTTTACGAATTCATATCCCTTTGAAGATATTGAAGGCTGTGCAAAATTATAGTTTAATATATAATTTTTTGTATATTTAGGATATTGCCAATATGCGGACCATAAAATACTTCTATAATATTCACCATCTTCAGGATGTGTATCAGTATACCATAAATCTTCATAAGAAATAGTATCATATGAATCTGTGGCTATATAAGATTTTTGTGTTGTCTGTAAATCTTCTAAAGCCATAATTTCATCTGTGACATATTTTTCTTTAAGATTGGGATCATTAATATCTACCATCATATATCCATTACCAGATTTTGTCAATACACCGCCGAATACATTATTCTCATTATACTTATAAGAAATTTCATATTCATAATTCCATGATTCAATAGCACTCAATTCATCATCACTCCTTTGTTGTATATATGAATTGGCTTCTACGAATAAACCTGTATTTGTGGCTATTTGATTATATGGTGTTATATCATATTCCCAATTATTATAATTAAAGAATGTTTGTCCTTGTTTACGTTTTGTTTTAAGTGCTAAAGCATTATATCTTAAAGCAAGGTATGATAATTCATCCTGTTCAATATTATCAGTAATATCGACATATATATTATTATATTTCAGATTAGAATTATATAATTTATAAAAATCTGAAGCTGTTGTATTCTTTAATTCTATAGGATTAATAGGATCTATAGAAATAGCTTTAACATTATCTTGAAGACCATTTTTTCGAGGAAGTAAAATACTTCCGACAATATTAGAATGTACTAAAGAATTCAGATAATTTTCAGAATTACCAAAATATTCATATATTCGTTTATCTGAAATTTTAGGATTGTATAATGTCGTTCTTGTAGTTACTTCTTCTTCAGGTCCTATATAATTAAATCCTTGCATAGCAACAAGAGGCTTATCGGTATTTGTTGATCCGATTAATGATATAGGATTAATTACAAATGGTTTATTACCTGTACTATTTGTATAATACAGATAATTTATAGAATTTTCTGATTTTGAAGGAATATTATCAATATAGAAATTATCTTTATCAAATGTATATGTCCATGTCGTGGCCGGAATTTCAACTAATATCTCTGCTCCTGTTTCAGGATCAATTTCTGTATACGTAGAACTGTCATTAAGTATAATTGTGACTTTAGAACTTTGAAGAGCTATATCATAATTAAGGTAAGTCAATAATGGATTATCTTCTTCAAAATAAATTCTGAGACAGTAAGTATTATTTTCTATATCTTGTAATGAAATGTTTTTAAATGTCACAGTATTATCAGAATAAATTCCTATATGCTGCTGTGAATATTTAAGAGCCGGGTTATTAGATATAAATCCGTCCAATGGTATATTATACCATTCACCGCAATCTCTGCTTTCAGGATCAATGAATATACCTCCATTCAAAGAATCTGGAAAACTGTTAGAAACTCCGGCAAATACCATATTAGCTGCTATACTTCGAGGAACAAGATTTGTTGAAATATCTTGGTATTTTAGAAGTGTATCAGATATAATATTATCATTAGAATATTCATTTAATGCCTGTGCAGTTATAGTTTCAGGATCAATATTTATATATCCGTCAAATTTAAATTTAAATTTATTATTTTTTAAATCATCAATATTATTATCTAAGAAGTGGATTGTAGAATAATTAGATACTATTCCACTGATTTGTGAAGATTGAATTACGTCAGCTTGATTAGAAAAACTATTAATTGTAAATGTTAAATCTAATAAGACAGATGTATCCTGTGGTAATAAATTATTTTTAATAAGATATCCCCATGTAGAATAATTAAAATTAGATATTTTAAAGTCTACAAAATATTGAAATTGATTACATAAAATTCCATTGTCAATATTATTGGTTTTTTCTAATTCATTATTTTTAATTCGAGGATAGAAAGATACTTCTGGTTTTACTCTAAAATCTTGTATACCATTTTGATATATAGTATAATAACATGTTTGTATTTCCCCAGTTGAAATATCTTCTATATCAATACCGATATAACAATAAAGACTTCCTACTTTACTTAATTTTTTAGGATTGGTAAACGCTTGTTTTTGCTCAAGAGATTTAAGCGGATCATCTGAATCCTGACCATAATTTAATAAATCTGTTATACTGTTAATAGTCGCATCTGAATAATCAGATATTAATGATCTATTTGTTGTTATGTCTAAATTAAGAGTAGTCTCATTTACATATATAGCGGTCGATGAACATATAAATTCCTTTTCTTCTGAATCATCAGTTGCTACATTATCAGAATAATGGACAGAAATAATATGCTGATCATCTACTTCAGTTGATACAAATTTATGTTTATCTGAATTTAATGTAACAATAATAGTCGATCGTTTACCAGCCTCCCAAGAAAGATTTTCGCTTAAATTAAATAAAACCAATGGACTATCATCTTCATTTATGATTGTTTCCTTTTCTTCAAATGCCGTAATACTTCCTGTAGTTGTGGAAAATGTTTCAGTTTTTGAATCATATCCAGTAAACTTAATATAGAAAGGTTTAGTGTAATAATAACTTTTTTCTGAACTGAATACTCGTATAAGTATATTCAGCATTAAAGGATATTCAGAATATATAAGATTATTTTTGGCGGTAGTTATTATTTCATTAGTAAAATCTATACTTATTTCATTATCTGGAGAATTCATGAAATAATGGTGGTATACATTAGAATTAAATACAAGAGAACTATTAGAATCTGTAATAGTATACCATGAAATAATATCGAAATTATATATATCGATATTATTTTTTATCATTTCAGATTTTAGAAATTTAAAAATATATGGCTTGGTATTAGGTATATAATTATCATTAAAATTAAATTGAACATATAAATCATTATCAAATATAATATCTTTCAGCAGAATATATTTTCCCAATTCCGGATATTTATATACACTGGAATCACCTGGTAGATATAATGTGGTTTCTTCATTTAGATATACATCAGTATCAATATACAATTTAGGAGTTTTAGATACTGGATCACCGGAAAATTTATATATTAAGTTATTATTTTGTAAAATTCCAGATAAACCTATATTTGTATAATTAGTAGATGATTCATAACAATGAACAAAATTCAATAAATACGGATCATTAAAATTACTTATGTTAAATATAGATTCACTATCTGTGCATTTAGCAAAATTATATGTATATGTATTAATTAAATTATTATTTCCGGTTACATAATTAGGTAATTCATATTTAGTGATATTTATATTATTAAATAATACAAATCTGTCATCTATAATATCAGCCTGAAATAAATTAAATGGTTTTATTTTTTGTACATTTGCAATAATAGTATTATAATCAGCTCCTTCTAATTCCTTTGTCAGGATAATCATATATTCTATTTCTTTACTGACATATCCTGTTCCTTCTTTCCATATATATAATATATCTCCTTCTTTAAATTCCTCTTTTAATGTTACAGGAATAGAAACAGAAACACCTTGTTGATTCCAATTTAAGGATGTATTAATAGTATCATTTACAAATAGTGGAATTTTAGGGGATTCAGTTATTTCACTTTTTTCACCATATATAGATTCAACTATTTGATTTTCAATATCTTTTACTGACCAAGGATCAAAAGGAGTATGATAATATACATAACCTATATTATCATTTAATTTTTTTTGTCCTATAGATGGATCATTTTGGAAATCTGCTGATCGCTCATCAAACCAATTAGATACATCTTCTGTCAATTCATTTCTATCAGGATATGGAGAACTATAAAAAGGAAATCTTTCGATAGATGTCTCTCCAGTGCTTATATCTTGAAGATGAAATATAGAACTGTCTATTTTATCTGGTGCCTGTTTAAATCGTAAATTCTGTATTAAATTAAATCCGCTGGAAGTATCCATATTGATATATTGCATATCTACAAGAATCATGCAATTATTAGAAGGAATAACTTTATTGGTATCATTTTCAATTACTGATGAATCATATTTATAAATTGTACTAAATGGGACTCCAGCAGATGTTTTTATTTTATGTATTTCCCTAAAAACTACATTATTTTCAGAATCTATAAATTTATTTAAATCATATTCCCACTCATTTGGATTGCTGGGAGTAGCTGGAGTAAATCCGGTATAATATGCGGTGTCGGACTCATTCATTCGACGATTATAATCATTTGCATGCTCAATATCTGTATTATATTGTTCAGCATACAGATAAGGAGTAACAGTATAATCTATAGATTCAAAGAAATCATTGATATATCCAAAATATATACCTTTACCTTTTTTTCCTTGATTACCACATGAACCATCTACTCCTATTGCAGGTAATCCATGTAATTGTAATATTTGATAATTATTCATTCTGAATTATAATTTATAATTAATTGATTGATAATTGATTACCAGAACGTTCTACCGTCCCAAATTCAGTAATTACTGATGCTTGTTGTGCGACATCGACATCTACTGTCGGTACAATTCCCGAACGATCATATTTTTGTCCAGATGTTGTAGGAATATTATATACGGGATTATGTTTAGAATTAGTGTTATATTTACAAAGGATAAAAACTTCAATGCTGGTAATTATTGAAACAGCTAAAATGTCTTCCCTTGTATAATATGTTTTAGGAAGAACAGATATTACACATGGCCCATTAAATACACCGCCTCTCATATTTTCAGGAACATTTATAATTTTTTCAATAATAGTATTATTATCATTTACTATTAATTTTATTACAAATGTCTCATTATATAAATTTAAACTTGGAGAATTCTCCGTAAATTCAATAATCAGTTTATTAAGAGAAGGATCAAGCGTTTCATCAGATTCTGATGGATCTGCTGTAGAAATATCCCATCTTACAGAATTTGAAAAATATTTATATACTTCTGTTATAGAATTTGTATATACATTCAATTGTGAATATTGATCATATGATTGTTCTTCAGCTTCTCGAAGTTTTACTCTTAAATCTTTTACATCTAAAAATATTGGAGCAGAGCTTGAAATATGGAATCCAGAATCTAAAGAATTATAAGTAATATTTAAATTATTAATATTAAATGTATTCTGATCGACTGATGTAATATTTAAAAGAGGATCAATATAGTTATTGTTTATATTGCTTATTATATTAACTGTATATTTCTGTAATATCGAATCTTGCGCCAGTTTAAAATTGCTGTCTGAATAAGATCCAGATCCTGTATATAATTCTATGAGATTATTAGAAACAAAATCTATACCATTATATTTTTTGGTATATACTTTAATTCCGGAATTTGAATTTGCAGATTCCGTATCTCCGGTTGATCCAGTTGAATAAATTCCGAACGGCGCATTTTCTAATGATGTAAGTTTATTGAAATCCTGGAGATTGATTTTACCTACATTGGAAAAAACTAAATTGATATTATTATTATATTCTAATATATCGACTAACTCAATTCTAGATCTATTTAGTCTCCAAAATTCTCCTGAAGGAGTAATAAAAATGTCATTTTTTTGATATCCTCTGGAATTAATTTCTGTAGAATTATATATAAGCATTTCATTTTTAATAATCTTAGAGACTATTAAAGAGAAATTCTGATTTGTGAACGCGATATTAGAATAATATACTGAAGATCCATCTTTACCCGCGGGACCAGTTTTTCCGTCTATGCCATATGTGGCAATGCCGGGAGCGTAAAGATAATTTTCTTTTAATTCTGAATAAAAGGTTGATACTGTATTGCTCATATGCTCTTTATATTAACAGTTATATAATATTTTTTATTTTGTGTATATGGAACAGATACTGTTCCGAAAATAGTATTATCAATATTCTTATATGTAATATCAATATTTTTTTCTACTGTATATTTACTGAAATTTTGAGGTCTCTCATAAGAGATAACATCATTAATATCAACGGGATTAGGAGAAATATATGAATAAATTTTAATATTATTCTTATCATCTATATTAAAATATTTTATAAGTGTATTTTTAATATAGTTATTATATGAATTCTCTTTATCGACACCTGTAAAGTCTGTCCAGTTTGTATATAATGAAACTCCCGAATTTTTCAGGTATAGATATAATCCTTCAGATATATTAAGAGTGATATTTAAACTCTTTGTAGTTTTAGGCTTATCAAATTTCACATTATTATCTTCTGCCAAAACTGGATTAGGAAGAGATTTATTGCTTTCACTGAATTTTGAAACGGTTAAATCTGTAGATATTGAATTTGAAGGCCAGGTTTCTATTCCTATTATAGGGTCATTTAATACTATTCCGCTGGATCCAAAGAAATTCTTTGTTTCAATACCAGGGATAAATCCATTTATAAATTTTAAAGAATTCTGGTTTATTATATTATAATAATTTCTATCCCACGATGAAGAAAGAATACTATGTCCAGCCGCCGATTGATAATTTATAGGCAATATAGATTTATTATATGTAGAAGAATATACTTTATGAATATATATATCATTAAGACGGTTCACTTTTTTGATATTAGTATTTCCGTGCAAGTAAGACCTTTTAGTGTTTTCTATAATTTCTATATTCTCATTATCATAAAATTCAAATATATCTATAAATTTCGGAATAAAATAATTATTATTATATTTTAATGGAATATCTTGGTCAATATATGAAATGTCAATATTCAAGATTTTATTTATAATAGATTGTGTATATTTTATATATGTCTTATTTTTTATAATATATAATATCATCGATTCCTGTGTAATCGCGTTAATAAACTCTTGATCCAATGAAGTCGTAGTCTCATGTTTATGTAAATCATAATTTATGAATAAGGATTTATTATAAGTATTTTCTCCGTATTTTAAATCAATAAGCCCATAAGTATATTCATCATCTATATAATTACTGAAGAAACTATTTTTCATTTTAAACCTTTTTTCTTCTTCATTATAATCATCTGCATCAAAAACTCTATAAAGCGCCGTAGTATTTTGTAAAGAATTATCTCCCATTATATTAAAAGATATTTGTGCAAAATCTTGAATGGCGACTTTATTAGATTCTGGAATATATCCAGTATAAGATCCTGTTATCTTATCAAATCCACCGAACACTGATCCTTTATCGATTATATATGTTCCCGTTTTCCAATTCCAAGAAACCCAATTTTCAAAATTATCATCTGAATATAGATTAGGTGTTTTAGGATGGTATTTATGTTGTTCCATTGTATAAAGCATGGGATTATAATTATGGATAATAAGTAAGAATATATTTTCATCCTCTGATATATAGATTTCTGATGGAGTATCATCATCCACATAATCTAAAATAATATATAAATTATAATTATCATACTTATACAATTTAATATTCTTATTATATATAGTATTGCTTAAACTTATTTTAAAGACAAATTGATTATATATAAATGTAAGAATATTAATATAATCATTATATATAATTTTACCGGCATAAATTAACCTTTCACTTGAATTATTTAAGAATGTATATAAAGGATTATCTATTAAATGTTTAAGTATAATATTTTGCCAAGAGCTATAATTATTTGTATTCTTTAATTTTGTTATAGTATTTAAAGAATTAAATAATCTATTATATATAATATTTGGTCGAGAATAATTAGTTATATTTTTAATATTAAGAAATTGATTGTTGATAGACTCCCATTTAAATATAACAGGAGATACAATTGGCCAATTTAAGTCATTGGCGGGATTCTTATCTTTATAATAATTATATATATTAAGACCTGGTATAATTTCTTTTAAGGATAAAGATTTATTTTCATCTATATTTCCTACCAATATTTTGGTATCATGTTCTACAGTTATATAATTAAATGCTATATATTCTTTCTTTCCTTTATAAACTATATTATATCCTATTTGATCTTCTGCGTCATATATTATAAAATATGAATGCTCTGGAATTTTAAAATCAGTAAAGCTTCCTTTTTCTAAAAAGTATAATTGATTGGTTTTTAAACTATTAGATAAGTAAAAATTATTTATATATAATTTTTGCTGTTGTGTAACATATATTGTATGACTGGTTATATCAATTTTATCTGAATCGGTATAACTATAATCAAAATCTTTTATAGGCAATATGCCCATAATAGATAATGATGATTTACGGGGTATATATAAATTAATATGTCCATTAATAGTTCTTAAAGGCACCGTGCTCTGAATAAGCCATTTATCAAGATTCCAAGGGGATTGAATATAAAGCAGTTCATCATTTGGGCTGTAGAGATATGAGCTATTCATTGTATTAAGGTTATCCTGAACATATACAACAGCATTTTTAACAATATTAAACTTATAGATATTTGTAAATCTGTCAGATAATGTTTTTGCTGTAATCATATGATCAAAATAATCATATGTTGTATCAGGAATAGATATTTCATATACATACTTGCTTATAGGCATAAAATTAATAATCGCTGATTTTCTCCATCCTAATAATTCAAAATCAAGAGGAGCATAACGGCAAGTATCCTGTGAATAACCTTCTGTGTCAAAAGATAATGGGTATGTATATGATACATATTTTAATTTATTAAAATAATCAAATGTCGTATCAATCTCTTTTTTATTATCATAAATGGTATTCAGGTTTTCTATATCGGTTTCAGATATTTCCATATTTTTAATATTTAAAACCAATTCAGAATCATGCTTATAATCAAGGATATCTTTTGTAATATGCTGAAAAACAGTATTCTTTTGATTTACTATAATAGAGAATGATTTAGCTGTACTCGCGCCCATATAAAACTTATAATTAAACTTTTCAATACATGCATTGATACGTTTAATCTGGTCATATATCTGTGCTGGCGCATTAGAATTTGCTAAATCCTGTGAATAGAAACATAATCTAAATATTTTAGGATAATGTTCTATTCTCGTAAATTTATAATTTAATGCCTGTTTTCCGGAATTTTGGTTTATAGGAAGATCTGAGAGAGGATCCTGAAGGTTTACAGGATCATATGAAGTATAGTTAAAATGAGCTTCATCTGGATCAAAATATAAAGATGTATCATTTGGATAGTCATTTATATCTTCATTCCATATAATATTTCCTGTTATAGGATCTACTGTAAATGGATCATCTCCAAAATATTGATGCTCATGATCTTCTTCTGAATTTTGTATGTCCCCCTTATATCTTACATAAACACTTTTATCGAATAATTTACTGTCTTTTTGATTATAAAGGATATATGGAGAAATATTATCTTTTGTATATAAAAGTCTTGAATCATTTGATGCAATTATTTCAAATATATATGTATTCTTATTTTTGGCATCTGTTGTGATAATACGAATATGTTCTCCATATTCCATAGGTTTTTTCATATTCAATGTAATAAATTCTCTGGCGTCATCTGTTCCGCGGAATGTCACACTGCTTGAAAGTATATTATTTCCCGGTTTATTTGCTGTATTTTTAAGCTGGAAGAGTTTTTTATCTTTTTCTGTTTTAATACGTTCAACTATATTTCCGGCCTCTGCGAAGAAAAGTTTTTCTGGATATTTCGTTATAATATTATCATATAGCTCATCTGAAATAACATTATAATTATTATCATATTTTGTCAATTCAATTTTACCCTTATTTTCAGTTTTTGTAATACATGCAAATTCAATAAGCTGATTAGCTTTAAGATATAAACCGAAATATCTATGCATAATAAAATCTTCTGAATTATAATCATTGAATAAAAATTCTAAATTCAATAAATTTGGAATGAGCATATTATTACGTTCATATCCTCCAATTATATATGCATTGAATTCTTCTTGTGTACCAGAATTTATAATCTTATTTCCATTATAACAAATCTCATTTTTATATGTAATTACACCTGTATCAAGAGATATGCCATACCAAGAGTTTTTACCCAAAGGTTTCTCATATTCATTTTCATTAGGTAATTTATTATATTTTGGGAATTGGAGAAACACATTTTTTGGAACAAAATAATTATTTTTATAATTATTTAAATATATGCCTATCGGAGTATGTTCTCGTAAATCAAAGACTTTTACAAGTGAGCATTCTCTAAGAATGCTTTTAAATTTTTCGGTATCAGTATAAAAATTATCTGTAATATTATATGAATCTTTGTTATAGAAGGAATCTATTTTAAATATACAGAAAAAATCTGGAAGTATATTATCTATCCATAATGGAGCGAGTATTCTAAAATTTTCAGGATAAAGAAAATCGGAATTAGTTTCTGCTCCGTATTCATATGTTGTTATATATTGATCTTTTAAATCTGTATATAATTTATGAGGATTTAAAAGATTTTCTGGAATTTTATATAAATCTCCTTTCGGCAGACTTTTGAATGCCTGTCTTACATCTCTTGGATAATTGCCGTCAGTAGAGATATGCACTTTTCTGTATTTGTTATCTGAAAGGTTTTTAGATACTTTGAATGTATCAAGATACAGATTATAATTATTATCTACTACAAGTTTTATATTTCCTGTAAGTTTAGGATTTGTACGGATTAATGCGTAAGAACTGTTATTATTATATAATGGTTTTATACTGTCTTTCCAGATTTCATAATGGTAATTATTTGGAGATATGTTTATATTAATAATAACTTTTATATTTTGAAGGATTTGTGTATAATCAGAATTTAAATAATAAGAATCACATAAAGATACCTGAAAGATTATTTTAAAATCTCTTGATGATTCTTTTTGTGTATTCATCCAAGTAAAATCAGGACAATATACAGTTATATATTGATTAATAGCTTCTAAATTTTTCCCTTTTCCTAAATCGCCTTCGAATATAGTAGGCAATATTATAGTTTCATCATGAAGATTAGTAGTAAGGGGTTTTTTAAGTATCTTACCATTAATAATAATTCCTCCATAAACAAGTATATCTAAATCGTCCTTTGCTACAAATACACTTGATGATATATTAAGTTTAGCTGGTAAATCTGAACTAGCAGTTCCATGTGAATTAACTATATCTGTAAAAGAAAATGGAATTATAGGTCCAGATAATCCTAATTTATATGCGCGCTCCTGCGCGTCAGCAGATATATCTTCATATATCTTGTTTATATTAATAACAAGAGTATCATTGTCTTTGCTTAAAAATCCTGTATAATTATATTCAGATAGAAAACAATCATTAATACTTGGCGTATTATTTGCTCCTAAAAGAATATCCGGGGTATTGTCTACAGAATTTTTTTTAGTTCTTCCTCTTTTCTTTGTTGTCTTTTTTTCAGATGGAGTATTTGAATCTGATACCTTCATTTATTTTATAAATATAAAATTTTAATATTTACTTTATAGTTATTACATAACTAATTGATAACAAAAAATGTTAAAAAACTTTAGATAATTTCCGATATTCAAATATTTGATGTAATTTTGTAAAGTAATAAAAATATAAAATTATGAACATGGATTTATACAATCAAGCAAAAGAGGCATACTATAACGGTAATCCGATTATGTCTGATCAAGAATTTGATGAACTTGAGAAATCATTAGGTCTTGAAAATAAAGGTTATATAGGAACAGTTAATAATGTTTCTTATACAGTTTCTCATCCTGTACTTATGGGAAGTCTTTCGAAAATTCAGATTAAGGAAGACAAGGATACTAAAACTATACAGTTTGATAAGTATTTAAGTGACCTTAAAAAATATATGGATAAGACAAAAGATTGTCCTGTATATGAGGTTACTCCTAAATTTGATGGAGCGTCGATTGAACTTATATTTGATCGTTTTGGTATGCTATTATCGGCTTCTACCAGAGGAGATGGTAAGTATGGTAAAGATATAAGTGTATGGTATCAAACTGATTATATTAAAAATAAATCAGTTATTAAAGAATTATGTAAAAAGCTTTTATCTGAGAATGAAAAATTAGTTGTCAGAGGTGAATGTCTTATTAAGATAAAAACATTTTTAGAAAAATATCAGTATGATTTCGCGAATCCCAGAGCATGGGTAGCTGGATGTATTGGCCAGAAATGGGAAAATACTCCTGAACAACAATCTTATAGGGAGGATTTAAATTTTGTTTTTTATACATTTATTAAAATAAATGGAAGAAATACTGCATACGAATTATCTTTTCAAAATGTTACTGATGGGCCTTATACAGATTCAGTAGGTATAGGAGAGTATCCGAAAGACATCTATTATATTAATAAGTCGCAGTTTGATCCAGATAGTTTTAAACACTTATATCAAATGTTTGTAAACATTCGAGAAAATTCTGAATATGCCCTTGATGGATTTGTTATTAAACCTACTGTAAGTTATAGACTGAATGATTTTTCAAGAGAACGTCCGGAAGAATCAGTGGCCATTAAATTTGTTCCGGAAATTTTACAGTCTGTTATTACAGATATAATCTGGAAGCTCGGAAAGAATAAGGAATGGTATCCAACCGCAGTATTGGAGCCTGTATATATGGATGGAAAAAAGATTATGAAGGCATCATTGCATAATTATAATTATATAATGTCACATAATGCTCATATCGGCTCTGTGGTAAGAATTTCTTTGGCCGGTGATATAATTCCATTCGTATATGAAATAATCGGCACAGATGAGAAATATGAAACAACTGATAAGTATAGACTTCCTGAGAACAGTAAGGTTGTTACAGAAGAATCTGGAATTGAACATTTAATGATAAATCAAATGGATAAGACGGAAGAAATTAAAATGCAGTTTATACAATCTGCAGAAACACTGAACCTCAATAATATAGGTCCAAAAACTGCCGCAAAAATTTGGGATGCGTTATATAATGTGCATTATTGTTTATGGAATATATGTGAGTTATTTGATGATACTATTAAACAGCAATTAATTAAGGTTCTTGGAGAAAGTAAATCTACCGATAATATTATGGATACTTTAAATAAGGCTCCATATGTATTGACATTAGAGCAAGTTATTAATTCTTGCAATTTCCCTTCTTGCGGTAATAAGGCGTCAAAGAGAATTGCCGAGATGATTTATCTTCAAATGACTACAGACCATATTATTACAGCAGATGACTTTAAGGGATTAAACAGTGAGGCATGGTTATGGGTATTAAATGGACAGTCTGTTGAATGGGATGCATTAGAATATCTTTATGAATGTTTTGAAGGTAAAGGTAAAAACATTTTTACACGAGTTGATTTAAATAATCAGGATGATAGTCAGATTAAAATTATTATGACTGGCGGGCCAGAAGGCATGACTAAAAAAGAGTGGCTTGCCAAGCATCCTGAATATACAGAAACTACAAAATGGAATGAATGTAAAATTCTGTTTTGTAATGATTTAAATAGTACTTCATCAAAAATGAAAAAAGCTCAAAAATTAGGTATTGAAATTAAATTATATAATTAAACTATGAGTGAACGAACAAGAGATTTAGAAAAGCAGCGAAAGAAAGTTATGAATGCGACAGATTTACAAATTAAAAATATGATTATTGCATTGGCGGAGACAATACCTGGTAGGTGCCATACAAAAGAGGATTATAAAAACAATATCTGCGAGTTAATTGACAGATTATTTCCTCCGACAATAAACAATAAATAATTTAACTAAAATTTATAAATTAAGTATGAGTAATAATAAAATTCTTGATTTTTGGGCACCTTGGTGCGGTCCATGTAAACAGATGAAACCATCTATTGAAAAACTTGCAGAAGAATATGCAGATGTTGTTACTATAGAGACTGTTAACATAGAAGAAGATACAGAAGATGTATCTATTAAATATAATGTAAGAAATATACCTACAGTTATTTTTATTAAAGACGGAAAAGAAGTAGAGAGAATTATAGGTACTAAAAGTTATGATAGTATTAAGGCATTAATCGAAAAAACTTTTAAGTAATGAAGAAGTTTAAAAATATTATAGTGTCAAGTTTTGGATATATTATTTTATTTTTCTGGAAACTTTTGCTTTGTATATTCTTTATTATATTAAGTGCTTTTTTATTTTTCTTCTGGATAATATCTTGGATGATTGGAAATCATCCGGGCCCATTAAGAAAAATATATAGGTTAGATGATTTAAAAAAGAAAAAAGAATTAATTTAATATTAAATTTTTATATATGTCAAAAGATTATAATCAAGTTAAGAGTGAACTTTTTGAAAGTTTAGAAAAAGTTTTTGCACCTGTATTTGAAGAAATTTTTGGTTTTTTCAATGCGGATGAAAACTGTGAATGTAAAAATGAATGCTGTGAAAAATGTGAATGTAAAGCTGAAAATAAGGCTGCATATACATGCACAGAAGAATGTGATAAGTCATGCTGCAGGGATCTTAATCAAGAACATAAAGAACCTGCTTGTGAATGTAAGCAGGATTCTACATGTGAATGTAAATGTGAAGCACAAAAGAGCTCTATTGCAGAGCAGCTTTATACAAAGCATTATAATACATGGAATATTCTGAACAAGGATAATACTACACCTGTTCCTGATAAAGACAGAACAGATACTCTTACTCCTGTAGTAGATAAGATTATTATTCTTTTTAAGAATATTTTGAATGGAACAGCTCAACCAGATCCGGGTAATGCAGGATTTGACAATCTTTATTATGAGCTTTCAGCAGAACATCATTTTGATTATTACATTACATTCGGCGGTTCATTCGATGGTAAAGATACTCCTTATGTAAAAGTCGGTATTGATTTACTTGATCTTCATGATGATGATTTTATTTTCTTCGGAAGAGATTGTGCCAATATCGATAATTATTTAGAGGATTTCGCGAATGAGCTTTCAGATCGTCTGGGATTTGCCAGTTATGATGTAGTAATGGATAATAATCAGATTATTCTGAAGATGTTTTATTGGGATGTATAATAAATTCACATTCATGGTATAAACAAAAAGGAATATAAGTTTTAAAATATAAATTTATATTCCTTTTATTTTAAAGATATGAGAGAGATTAAATTAAGCAACAGATATAAAGCCAGTAACAGATTAATTGAATTTAGGGAAAATGAGTTTTATTTGGAGTTCAGTAATTCTGAAGATGCTAATTTCTGTAGGGTCGGATGGGATAATGAACATTCTTATAAAGACAAGGAATATATATTCATAGATCCGTCTGGAGGTCCATTTATCACAATAGGAAGTAAATTTGAAGAGGTTCCAGATATGAAAGTCATAAGGATTTACGAAGAATCGTTAAAAGAAGGGGAATTACCTAAGTTTATTATTAAATTTGGTTAAAATATTTTTTTATTTTAAATATTTGATATATCTTTGTAATGTCAATTGAAACTGACAGATAATTTATTTTATTAACTTTTTTAAAATTTTAAAAATGAAGAATGAAATTTGGAAAGACCTCAATGTAGATTTGTATTACAGAGGCATTAAGAATTGTTATCAAGTATCTAACATGGGACGTGTACGCAACAAAATCACTGGTCATATGATGACTACTCGTCGCGGACAATCTCCTAAGGCATCTGCTCGTGTAACTCTTGAAGGTGCAGTAGATCGTACACTTACATTTAATGTATCAACTCTCGTGTGGAAAACTTTCGCTACTAACTGTCGTGATATTGAGAATGTTAACATCTCTTTTAAGGACGGTAATCCTATGAACTGTAAGTTGAGTAATCTTTACATTGCTCCTACCCGTTTTAATCGCTAACAATATAAGATTTTTTGGATGGGTTTATTTTTAATAAACCCATCTTTTTACTTATATAAATATTGAAATAACAAAAATGGCTAGACGAAAAAAATTAATAATACCAGACGAGTATTGTGAATGGAATGAAAAAATAATTAAACAATGTTCTAATATTGATATTAAATATGTAGAAACTGTAATTACAGAACTAGAATCGAAATATAGGAATAATGAGTATGATTTTGTAATAGATTCTGTGAAGAACCTTTATAAGTATTTGACTAATGAAGAAAGTAAGAAAATAGTTAAGAGAGTTTTAATTAAGAATAGTTTATGGTTTTTACAAAGGATGAAGTATTGTAAAAGTTTATGTGATGATTATTATAGTTTAGACGAAGAAGAACAAAAGACCAGAGAAATAATATTTAAAAAATTATTATGTGATCATATTAAAATTTTAGTTGATAATGAAATCTAATTAGGAATTAAAATGAATCTGGTAGCAGAATGGTTTTATTTGAGAAAATAAAACCATTCTGTTTTTTTACCGTTTATTATATAAAATATAACGAGCAGTTAAAATGATAACTCAGAAGAAATTATTATTAGGAATAGACTGGACAAATATAATGTTCAGATCTTTATTTATGTCATCTACATTCGGAAATAATTCATATAAAGATGTAGATGAATTACAATCATTTATATGTAAATTTGGCCAAGATTTGGCATATCTATTTAAGATTTTCTGTCCGGATAAGGTTTTAATAATGACAGATGGCAGAAATGCATGGAGAAAAGACTTATTACCAAAAGATGATGCCGGTGCCGGATATAAGGCAAACAGAGAAAAAGATGATAGATGGGATTGGGATAAGATTTATGAATATGCAGATAAATTAAAAGATATAATGAAATCAAAAGGGTTTGATTTCTGTGAAGTTTCTAGAGGGGAGGCAGATGATTTATTATGCATGTCTAAGGAATTAGTATTTGAAAAACATAATGACTGGAATCTTATTTTAGTATCATCTGATGCAGATATTCGTCAACTTGCTGATTTTAATAAGAATAATAAGCAATACTGTATTGTGTATAATCCTGTTTCATTAAAAGGCGGAATCAGGAGATTATTTGTAACCAAAGATTTTTTTGAATGGTGGAGCTCAGAAGAAAATGAAGTAAATGATATATTTTTTAGTAATATCAATAATGATAAAAATAGATTAAAAACTATCATAGCCAACGCATCCAATAAAGTCAAGCTTGAAATTATTAATCCTAATGATATTGTATTAAGTAAAATGTTCTGTGGAGATAATAGTGATAATATTCCAAGTTTTTATACATGGTATAATAATAAAGGTAAACTCTCCAGAGTAACAGAATCTAAATTCAAGAAACTTCAGGAGGCATTATCTATAAATTCTGTAGAGGACTTATTAATAAAAGAGAATCTTATCAAGGATTCATTAGAGCCGATTATTAAAAAAGATATGAATGATATAGATATTCACAAAAAATTGGAAACTCAAAAACTTCTTGTAGAATTAAAATCGGACAATTTTCCTGATAATATAAAAGGATATAAGGCAGATATTGAATTGATGATATCAGATGATATTAAGATTATACCTAAGCATTTTAATATTCATGAACTGTTTAAAGATACGGAATTTGAAGAATTCTTACAAAGGAAAGATAATTCAGAACAGAAAGTATTTAAAGATTTAGATAAGTATATAACTAAAAATAATTTAACACAGTTATGGTAATTACAGGAAAGAATTTTCTTAAAGTAGGAACAACATATTTTGATTTAACTACATTATGTTCTTTTAAGTTTTATCCTGATTATAAAGGATATATTAAGATGCATATGTATTTTTTATCTCGTGAAACTCCTATTAAGGTAAATATAAAAAATAAAAATGAATTATGTGAATTTATTTATAGACTAGATGCTTATTTAGATGAAGAAATGAGAGGCTCTTTACAGTCACTTATTGAGCAAATAGACAAGATGAAACAAGATGATAATAAATTACATAGAAATAAAAAATAAAATAATATAATCACATTTTTATTTTTCAGATAAATAAATTAAATTAGTTAAAAAATAATATAATATGGCATCAAGAGAAAATAATGGTTGGAGTAAAGGTACTTTAGGTCTGCCACATTACAGATCTTCACGTATTTCAACTTCTATGGCAGAGCCAATATATCTTAATCTTTTTACTGTTCAGTTGACAGCGCCTGCAGCGCTTGCTGATCAATGGGATCAAGAATCTATGAATTTAATGCTCGAAGGAGTACAAGATATTCAAGGTTTGAATTCAGATACATTCCCAGGTGGAGCATTTACTCAAAAATATAAACATGCAGATCGTTCATTTATTAATGCTGTTCCTTCTCAAACTTATATGGATATTACAATCAATTTTGCATTGAATATGCGACCAGATTCTGATACTCCTGATAATTTTACATACAAGTTCTTAAGACAGTGGAATGATCTTGTTTATGACCCAATGACAGGTCGCACAGGTTTGAAAAAGAATTATGTAGCTCCTAATATGACTATTACAATGCAGGATCGTGAAGGTGTTCCTTTCTGGCAATGGATATTATATAATGTATTTCCTACCAAAGCTCTTGAAGGTCCAGCATTAAATTATACATCAAACGAACCAATGAAAGCGTCATTAGGTTTAAGATGTGATTATTGGGATGAGTGTATGCTTTAATAAAGATTAAGATTATAAAAAATAAGATAAGTTGCTTCTATTATAGGAGTAACTTATTTTTTTATAAATATAATATGAATAACAATATATTAAATAGAATACTGATTGAGTGGAAAGATTCTGATATAGAGGATTCTGGATTAATTAGAGTGTCTGATGTAGAACACTGGATAAAATATCACTTTGTCTATAAAATAGATGAGCCGGGGCAAATAAAAATATTTAATAATAATAGTGTATATGATGATTATATACAAGAATTTAAAGATAAAGTCTATATACACGGAGAACATGTTCAATTAGATAAAGATGGATATACAGTAAATGAATATGAACCAGGTGAATATAGAGTATATATAGAAGGTTTTGATAAGGTTAAAGAAATTATTAGTTGTGCTTTTGAATTTTGCAGGAGCCTTTCTTTAGTGACCATCCCCAACTCAGTGACTTTGATTGACAAATGGGCCTTCAATAGTTGCACTGGCTTGACCTCGGTGACCATCCCCAACTCGGTGACGACGATTGGCTACGCAGCCTTCTCTTATTGCGAAGGCCTGACTTCAGTGACCATCCCCAGCTCGGTGGTTGAGATTGACGTAGGTGTCTTTGGTGGTTGCA